GCGTAAGCAGGTTCCTGCGCTCAGGCTTGCGCGCTCAGCGTATGTACGCTCAACGCCGGCCCCAGAGTGGCTGATGAGGCGTGCTGCACTCGACGCGGCCAGGGAGCAGGCCATGAAGGAAGGGCGCAGCGTCAAGGCCGCGCTGTGAGATTTGAGATGTGAGCAGGGCTTCGCCCTGCTCACTCGTTTTGCTGTTTTTGTGTTTTGGACTTGGAGGATTTATGAAGAAAGTTTCTATTCCGCGTGGAATGGCTCGTGCGATTCGGCGTGGCAATACTGCACCGTCACTCGGCTTCGTGTCTTATCGTGAGGACGAAGACGGCATTACCGATTGCGCTGAACAATGGAAAAACGATGCGCAGTATGACGAAATGCGTCGGCTGCACGAAATCGAATATGCCGAGATCTCTGCTCGTGCATATCGCAATTATCGCTAAGAGGACTATTCGCATCATCAAGCCATACTCATGAGCGGGCTTGGTGATCCCGATTCACTCGGCTGTTCATGAACAGCGCTATACCCGGCGAGTCCGGGTATATCGGCGTTCACCGCCACTCAACCAACTGGAGTATTGATATGTCGAAGGAACTGGGTTTTACGGCTGCATGCCGTGAGTTTTTCGGTCAGCGTCCGGCGCAGACTCTGAAGGAGTTCATGGCCGAAGTGAAGGAGCTGACCGACGATGACCGGGCCGAACTGCGCCCGCTGCTGGAAAAGGCGCTCAGCGAGGCTTCCGGCGACACGGTCACCATCAAGTAAGCGCTGAACAGCGCTATACCCGGCGAGTCCGGGTATACCGGCGTTCACCGCCAAATCAATCAACTTGGAGCATCAACATGGCAACCCGCAAGATTCAACCCACTCCTACTGCCAAAGCTACTGGTGCAGCACCGGAGCCTAAGGCCGAAACTCTCAGCACATGGGACAAACTCATGGCTGCAGCCGACGAACATTTCACCGCTGAGGGCATTCCCTCGTGGAAGCGGCAAATCACCAGCTTCATGATGGGCCTCATCGGCTACGGCACGGTATGGTATCTCGGCCTCAAGTTGGTGGATATCCTGCTGGTGTCTACTGTGATAACTACAGGACCGGGCTTCATTGCCTTCATGGTCTTGTTCATCGGCTTCGTGCTGTCGCTCATCGCGGCGGCTTGGACCGGATACGCGGTCTACAACGCAGCCATGAGCTTCGAGCCGAGTCGCATCAAGAATTGGTTCAAGCGCTCGACGGAACCAACTGTTGCGTGAGGAGCAGAACATGATCGAGATGGGCATTGTTGTAGGTTTAGGCCTGCTCGTTATGTTCTGGAAAATGGGTTGGAGGAAGCGCATGTGGATGCTCTCCAACCCATTATTCATGGACGTCATCATTTTTATCGCACTTACTGCGATCCACTGGGGCACGTTCAGTGGTTTGATGGTCGCCGCGGTCGGCGCACTGTTCTGCTCAATCACCCTGTCTCTCGGCCGCTTTGTGTTCGGCTACGTCGAGAAAGGTGAGTATCACCCAGGTATCGTGAATATCAAGGAGAAACTATGAATATCAAGCTGACCGATGACGAAATTAAACTCGTCATTGCTGCATTGCACTATTACTCCCACATAGAAGCTGGTCAAACGCAGGCACCTAACCTGCGTCTCCCACGTGACTATGTGGAGTACCACCTTGCGTGCGACCTTCAGGTTCGCCTCAACACAAGCACCAAGTTGCGTAACTTGTGGGAACGCGATCCGCGAACCGGCGAGACTGTCAGGAAAACTTCATGAATCACTACTGGCTCCTCACCTATATATGGGATGTATCCTATGCTCGGTTCTACCAAATGGAGGTGAACAAGTTCTTCAGCATATATTGGCCTTCAACCAATGAAGCCGAAGACCTCATTGAAGCTCTTATGGGATGCCCATTATGAAGACTTTACTCGCTTTCCGACTTCGACCCATTGAGCTGAGCGACGAGCCCAGCTCGATGGATGATTCCATCACCGACGACGAAGAGGAGATTTCAGAACTCGCTGACCCGTTCGAAATCATCGCCGCCCAAGAAGCTCAGCTTGGGTGTCCGGTTTATTTCAGCTGAGCATTCAATCTCAATCTCAACCCATTAGGAGCCAATCATGGCTGGACGCATTTTCTTCATTCCCAAGGAGACCCAAATGACTCAAGCACTTGCACCTGTTGTCGACAAAATCGACACCACGCCCTTGACAGCTACGCTCACCGAGATCCTTACTGAGCCCATTGTGTCAGTACGCAGTGGCATCCTGGTCAGCTTCGTCAGCGCACTGAACTTGCAGTTCATCACTCGTTGTCGCGCAGCATTGCGCGAACGCGCGCGTGCACACACCGATCAGACTGAAGTGCCCACGCTTGACGAACGCAATGAAACCGACGATGCTGCAGGCACCAATGCTGGCTGTTATGACCAGGGCAACGTCGACGAAGTCAACGCTGCATACGCCGGCAACCCACGACCGATGTCCGCAGCACAGGTGGCACAGCGCCTGGGCATCATCCGTGCTTTCTGCCACATGCAGCAAGAGAGCTTGCGTCCGAATAACATTATTCCGTTCGTGCCACGCCCACTCACTGAGAGTGTCGACTGGCTCTTGACGCAACTCCCGATCAACAGCAAGCCAACTGATCCAGCCGTGCGCGTAGCCATGGAACTCACTGGCCTGAGTGCTGAGAAGATCGTGAACATACGTGACGCCGGTCATGCCAGCGAACGTGCAGAACTGGAAGCCATGGCACCAGAGATGGTCGCTCTCGGCGAGCTGCTTACGTCAGCATACGCGCCTGATGCTCAGGCCGTTGAGGAAGCCTTCGACAGTCTGCCCGTGCAGATCAGGGCGAACATCCTGATCTCTGCCATCAACGCCTGCGTCAGTTCATACAACAACTCGTTCAAGCGGGTCGTGATGCGTGGGGACGCAGCGGCTGCCGGCGACATGCCGATCGCCAAAGCGTTGTATACCCGCGGCCTCAAGACACTGTCCAACCTCTGCACCAAGCACGCCGCTGAACTCGCTGAGTTCGAGTCACGCGGCGGCATGCTGAAGGAGGTCAAGCGCATCAGCTGATCCACCCATCAAGCCGCCGTCAGGAGTGCCTGGCGGCGGCCTTCTACCGTACCCCTGGGGGTAACGGACTGCGCCTTGTGATCTTATGCTTACGAACCTACTACCTCCTCTAGACTTTTTTTTCTTTTTTTCTTCTTTCATGTAAGATAGTAGATCATAAGTATAAGATTATAAGAAGAGGTATTCTTCATAGGAGAGTGTTGCTTATAAACAACAGAAGATCTTATGGAAATCCTTGAGATCTTGGGCCTCCGCACAGCCGCTGAAAGCGCTAAGATGAGGTCTACTCTGGAGCCCGCCCATGTCCTTGCAATTCTTGGAGGCAGCTGTGCCTCTGACGAAGACCTACACCCAGCGCCCAGGAGGCCTGATCAAAGAGCCCTACCCCTTCGTGTGGGAGTTCACTTCCCATGAAGAGAAGGTCACCAACCTGCACCAGTTCGAAGCTGCGCTGAAGAAGCATGCAGCTCTTGGCCACTGCCTCCTCAAAGGCTCTCTCGCCCGGCCTCTTGTCCGGGAGTCGCGTGCTGGCAGTACCTCGACCAACGACGTAACGGACTTCGTCGTACTGGACTTGGACGGACTGGACATGCCCACGATCGAAGACGTCATGACGGTCATGGGTCTCGACAACGTGAGCTACATCTCCCAGTGGTCGGCGTCGTACGGAGTTGGCGGCTCCAAGCTTCTCAAAGCTCATATCTTCATGTTGCTCGATAGAGGACATCCTGCTCCTCTTCTCAAGCAATGGCTCATCCAGAAGAACCATCAAGTGCCTGAGTTGGAAAAGTGCATGGGCCTGACGAAAACAGGCAACTCTATCTCTTGGCCTTTGGACATCAGCGCCTGCCAGAACGACAAACTGATTTACATTGCACCGCCGATATTTAAGGGTCTCAAGGATCCTTGCGCCAAGATCCCTCGTATCCAGCTTGTCCTGAAAGACAACGAAAAGCTGTCCCTGACCGAACAGATCAACAGCACTGACGCCAACCGCCAACTGACCGTCAAACGCATTGCTCAGCTTCGCGACAACGCAGGTCTGCCCAAACGCAAGTTCGTGTACAAGATGCACGGTGCAGACGAGGTAATGGCCAAGCCAGATGTCTGCACGATCACGGACATGAAGACCGAGCGTGGCTTCGTGTACTTCAATCTCAATGGTGGTGACTCCTGGGCTTACTACCACCCTGAAAACAACCCCGATCTGATCCGCAATTTCAAGGGGGAACCAATATACCTGACCAAAGAACTGCTACCCGATTACTGGGCACAGATCCACAGTAAGGTAAACGCTACAGTCACCAGTCAAGGGCTCATCCATCTAGCACTGTGTGACCGCTCAACAAGCACCTATTGGCGGGGTACTTATGACACAACCACGGACAACCTGGAGTTGTTCCTCGCCAAGAACGAGACTCAGCTCCGTCATTTCGCAAAGCAAGTCGGAGCCCCGTTGGGGGAATTCATACCTGAGTGGGACATTGTCTTTGATCCGAAAAGCAATATACGAGTAGATCCGACTGCTCGTCGAATCAACCAGTTCACCCCTACATCATTCATGAGGGCAGCAGGTCCAGCCCCTGCACAGATCCCCAAGACGATTTACAAGATCCTGCTGCATGCCTTGGGCGGAGACGCCAAGATTGCAGAGCATTTCATCAATTGGCTAGCGTTCATTCTTCAATACCGCGACCGTACTAAGACCGCCTGGGTACTGCATGGTGTGCCCGGTACAGGTAAAGGCTTGCTGACCAACGACATCCTGCGCCCTATCTTTGGTGTTCATCAAACCGCAGCGCGTCGTATGGAAGAGTTGAATGAACCATACAACCATTTCATGAGAAATTCATTCCTTGTTTTCGTAGATGAAGTGCAGACCAAGGCACTGCAGAATGAGCGCGGAGTCATGGCGAAGCTCAAGAACTTCATCACTGAGGAAATGGTACCTATCCGGCAGATGTACGCCAATGCAGTAGAAGTCAGAAATTATACGAACTGGATCTTCTGTAGCAACATGAGCGATCCAGTCAGTATTGACAAGAACGACCGTCGCTTCAACGTCGGTAAGTATCAAGTCTCCAAATTAACAATCACAGACAAAGAAGTCGAAACCATCCCTAAGGAGCTGCAAGCATTTCACGACTATCTGATGACTTACGCATGCAGCGTAGATCTTGCGCGCACAGTCATGCAGACTGAGGATCGTGCAACGATGATCTCGATCAATGAGTCCAGCATTGACACTGTCGCCAGTGCTCTCCTTGAAGGAAACTTCGGTTTCTTCATCGACCAACTTCCAACAGACGGCATGTATGCAGCAAACCGACGCAACAGCGATCGCGTTGCTGATTACTCTTCTGTCCTTCACAAGCTGCTGCAACGCACACACCCACAAACTGGTGCCTGTTCAATCGGCCGCGAAGAACTACGTATCCTGTTCGACTACACCGTAGGCGACATGCCCAATACACCGAACAAGTTCACAAGCCGGCTCAAACACCACCGCGTGCATATCCAAGCTGTGTGGGTTGAAAACAAGACTGTGAACGGCTTGAAGGTGAACTGGGTGGATCTGGACAAGTGGAAGACGTATGAAGAAAACTTCGTACCACCTACACCAGCAGCGAAGAAAGTACCTGTAAAGAAAAAGAGCCCAGCTCTAAGGAGAGTTGTGTGAAGTGTCTAAGCTGTGGAAAAGAATTTAAGTCAGGAATAGGATGGTGGCATTTTACAAATTATCCTGGTAAACATGGCTTAAAACTTCAAGGTAAATTTACCCTTTCAGGAGGCGCGTGCGGCGAATGTTCACGTCGTATTTACGATGAACCAGGATTTTATGAATCTTGTGTTGCTGCTCAACAAACAGAACGCGAAATTTCATGAAGCGCCGCACTCGTGCTGTCCTTGTGTCCTGTACTCAGCGCCCTGTCATGAATGTTGCTAACCTCACTGAAAAAGAAGCTGCCGCAGGCGGCCGAAAAATGTGGGTAGCTACGGATTCAGCTCGTCGACAGTTCATTGCAAGTACTAAGATTGAAGCTGAAAAGATGTTAAATGACTATAACAAGTGAGGCTGGCTTGTCCTAGGCCTAAACGGACACCTCCTAGTCTATTTATGAGTGGCTATGACAAAGTGAGGCTATCATGTTCAATACTGGCCTGTCCCGGGCCTAAACGGACACCCGCTGAAATGCGGCCTTCCTAACTTATTTGTTTGTTTAGTTTATAAGTAGCTATGACAAAGTGAGACTATCATGTTCAATACTGGCTTGTCCTGGGCCTGAACGGACACCCGCTGAAATGCGGGCTTCCTAACTTATTTGTTTGTTCTAGTTTATTAATTTGTGGCAGTCTGAATGATCCGCCAGGGCCATAATAAAAATAGATCAGACCGATGAAGCGTGGCTCGCGTGGAGGTTTGATCTACAGGAGAACCAATGAGCCAACTTCTTGATTCTCGTTTAGACGAAGAACGCTTGCGAGATTGTCTGGCACATGACGCCCGCATGCGAAGAACTCCTCGTTCTGTAGCAACGTGCTTAGACGACGCCGAAGCATGTTTACACGCCGCGCGACGCACAGACACTGCTGAATATATTCGTCATGCAATCTTCAACCTTCATGCTGCTTTATGGAACAAGAACCAGACAGCTTCGTTGAGCTGATACGTCAAAATCCGCCATGGGTCAAAGACTTCATGGATACTGTTCCAACTGATTATTCTGAATTGAATAATCCACGTCTTGATGCCCCTCAAGATCGTGATTTTCGGGCTATTACTGGCATGGTTTGGGCGGTGTTTGTTTTTATCGTAATCGCTGCATTGATATGGCTGATCTAATCGAAACCAAGACTATCACAGTCAAAGTTTACCGAGATAAAAACGGTAAACCAACATGTATGTCAGACCTCCCTGCAGGCCGTATATGTCAGTGGCTTCGAGTACAAAAATTCGGCACAATCGAAATATGTATAGCCACCGACGAAAAGATCAGTCGTGACAACGGTGGTAGAGGCTATACACGTCCTGTTCTAACTTGTCCAATTTGGAGTAAATGATGGCAGACTTTCGAGAATTTTCAGCAAATGTTCATGCCCAACTCATGCGTATGAACCAGTTCGAGCTGTTTTCAGTCGGCCACGACAACCGCGAGTTCGAACGCGTGTACCTGCAGACCTTCCCAGAAGGCACCAACCCGGTATACAAGACGAACACTGAGCACGACTGCTCGTGTTGCAAGAATTTCATTCGAAACTTCGGTCGAGTGATCTCAATCCGCAACGGCAAAGTAATGACCGTCTGGGATGTCAGCGAGAACGTGCCCTACCCGTACAACGTAGTCGCCGAGACCATGGCCGAGTTCGTGCGCTCTCAGCCAATCGTCGGAGTTTTCCGAACGAAGGAAACCCAGTACGGTGCTGAACAAACCAAGCAATTACTAGAAAATGGCCAAGTACATTGCTGGAGCCACTTCTGGGGTAAAGTTGCCCAAAAATACCGCACGAATACACCGGACAAGGCGATTGGCGAATACAACGCCGCCATCCAAGTGTTTCGGCGTGGGCTAACCGAACTTAAGATCAGCGCGCTAACCGAGGTCCAGCAGTTGATCAGTGACCATGCGCTGTACCGGGGTGAAGAGCACGCACAGGCTGTAAACGAGTTCGCGCTTGCCCACCTTAAGGCGTCAAAGATGTCCGAGGCTGAGCGCGAGCTGTACATCTGGGAGAACGCGCTGAAGCCATGGTCTCGGTTCCGAAACACCGTGATCGGCACGCTTGTGATCGACATCAGCGACGGCATGGACATCGAACAGGCAGTCAAGTCGTTCGAGCAGAAGGTCGCGCCGACGAACTACAAACGTCCGACCGCACTGATCACGCCGAAGATGGTTGAACAAGCGATGGCTACAATTAAGGATCTGAAGCTGGAGCACTCGCTCAAACGCCGGTTCGCCCGGCTGTCAGACATCAGCGTGCAGAACGTCCTGTGGGTCAGCAGCACGGCCAAGACCAAGATGAAGAGCACGATCGAGAACTTGCTGATGACTGAGGCCAAAAAGACGGTGAAGCCCACCACCCCCACGAACCTCAGTATGGATCGGTTCATGGCCGAGATCGTGCCCAAAGCCAAGACCATGGAAATCATGGTCAAGACTGAGCATAGCTCGAATTTCGTCAGCCTGACTGGGCCTGTTCACCAGGACGAACCCCGGCTGTTTAAATGGCCAAATGATTTCGGCTGGTCGTACGACGGTAATATCACGGACTCAATTAAGGAGAAGGTGAAACGGGCTGGCGGCAATGTCCAAGCCAAACTCCGGTTCTCGCTCGCGTGGTCGAACTTCGATGACTTGGACATCCACGTGCACACGCCCGGGGGTGAGCACGTGTACTTCGGAAACAAAGCCGGTAAGCTCGACGTGGACATGAACGCTGGCGGCGGAATCACGCGCACCCCGGTCGAAAATGTGTCGTTCGTTCAAGTGCAGGACGGCATATACGAGATCAAAATCAACCAGTATCACCGGCGCGAGACCATCGATATCGGATTTATGGTCGAGATCGACAGCCAAGGCAAACTCTGGCACCTGAACTATCCGCGTGCGGTCGAAGGCACGGTTAACGTGGCCAAGGTGCACGTAAAGAACGGACAAGTGATCAATATTGCCCCGGGCAAAAATATTGAGCACAGCGAGCTGTCAATCGAGAAATGGGGCGTAAAAACCGAAACTTGGACTCCAGTGCAAACGCTGATGTTCAGCCCGAACCATTGGGACGGCCACGCAGTCGGCAATCGTCACTGGATGTTCATGCTCGAAGGTTGCACGAACCCCGAGCCTACCCGAGGTATCTACAACGAGTTCCTGCGCCCGGAGCTGGAAGTTCACCGTAAAGTGTTCGAAGTCCTGGGCAACCGAAGCAAGTGCGAGCCCGCGACCGAGCAACTGAGCGGGGTCGGCTTCTCGTCCACCAAGGGCGAGTCCGTGACCATCCGGGTAGATGATGGTCGTGTATACGAAGTTACCTTCTGAGGAAAAATCATGGAAAACTTGTTTATCCGCGCCTCTCGCGAAGCTTTCCGTTTTCAGTCTGTTCGGGGCGAGCTAACGACCGAGCAACTGTGGGAGCTACCGCTCCAGCACAAGTCCGGGTTCGATCTCGACAGCGTAGCCAAGACTGTGAACAACGACCTGAAGACCATGGCCGAAGGCTCGTTCGTGAACACAAACAAGAACCCAGCGATCGACCGTCAAGAAGCTAAGTTGGAGGTCGTGAAGTACGTGATCTCGGTCAAGCTGCTTGAGGCCGAGCAGACCAAACTCAAAGCCGAAGCCGCAGCCAAGCGCCAGAAGCTGCTTGCCATCCTGGACAAAAAGCAGGACGCCGAGCTGGAAAACTTAACGCCGGAGCAAATTCAAGCTCAGCTTGCTGCTTTGAAGGAATAAGATGGCAGCACATAACGACTTGAGCATCAAAATTGCTGAATATGTGCGCGAACATCCAGGATGCAAAAGTGCAGAAATTTGGACCGCGCTCACCGAAGGTAGGCGCTGTTATTCGTCACTCGCATATGCACAACAACTGAATCTTGTTTTTGCTGCTGGTCCCCCAAAATGCGCAGCATATTATCCTGATCAGTTCTCTGCAATGGAGAACGATGATCGACTCATCAGAGAACATAAGGCTACAGTAGAAGCAAATAAGAAAGCAAAGAAAGCTCGTGCACGACAAAAACGAAAACAAAAACTCAAGGCGGCGCAAATAAATCCTATGAAGGTTGAAGCAAAACCAGCACCAAAATTAATTTTACACTCTGAAATATCCTCGGAGTGCAAAATTACTCGTGCTGAACCTTTTGTTGATCGTCGATATGCGCCTGATCCAGGATGGCAAGGACAGATCACAGCAGATTGGCACGAACGACGTTTGAAGGAACAACATGGACTTTCGACCTTTTCCCAAGATCGCACGTCTTAATCGCGAGATCATCATTACTGAAAAAATCGACGGTACGAATGGGCAGATAGCAATTGCTGAAGACGGCGTCACCATGTTCGTTGGCTCACGGACACGATGGATTACACCAGAAAACGATAATTTTGGTTTTGCCGCCTGGGCTAAAGCTCATTACGATGAATTGTTAACTCTTGGACCTGGACGCCATTTTGGTGAATGGTGGGGCGCTGGTATTCAGAGAGGATACGGCCTTAAAGAAAGACGTTGGAGTTTGTTCAACACACAACGTTGGACAAACTCAGAAACGCTCCCGTCTTGTTGCCGAGTAGTGCCAATCTTGTATCAAGGAATATTTGACCCTATAGCACTTCAACGTGCATTAACTAGATTACGAGAATACGGAAGTGCTGCAGCTCCTGGGTTTATAAACCCAGAAGGTATGATGGTATTTCATACCGCTGGCAATATCGAGTTCAAAGTTACTCTTGATAAGGACGATGTACCAAAAGGTAAGGCATGATCGTCACCTACGACAAAAACGGACGGGTGATCTCGCGCTGCAAGAACCTGCGGTATGCCCTAAACCGGGCACGCCGCGTGCCTGTTACCCGCGTGGTCATCACCCTGGTAGAACCGAGCATGGACGACATGTGGGACGTGCCAAAGGCCAATGTACAGATCTCGTGGCACGACGGTGCCTACATGCGAGCCAACATCGCATCATTCGAAATCGTTACGGCCTTATTCGAAGGCAAAGCCCGCAACGACCCACGCCGTTGGCCGAAGCCGGTCTTCAACTACTGACAAGGAGCCCGACATGAGCTTCATGGAACCCGAGATCACCGAACGCGACAGGCACTGGGAGGTCGAAACAGACTCGGGCACCTGGTACGTGCCTGGGTATGTGGTCGAGGTGCCCGACTGGATCGAGTCAGGGGGTCGGATCGTCGAGCCCTGGCTCAGCAACTTCGAGAAAGATCTGAAGGACTTCATCGAGCCCCGCTGGGCAAACGTGAAGTACTTGCATATCGTCGTCGGCTACTGCGGGCGCATGCAGGCGCCCGGTTACCTCGACTCCACTGAGTGGCTGTTCGACCGCACGAAGAAGGGCATCCGTCAGCAGCTCGACAACCTTTTCGGGGACTGAACATGACAAAGCGAATGCAGGAAGAATTTAGACGCCAGTGCTTGATAGCAGCCGCAGCAAGCGAGTTCTACTCCCACGCTTTGTTCATTTGCATGATCCGCTATTCGAACAATAGAAGCACGCGCATAAGTATATTCGGCGGTGCTGTCAGTTATGCACACATGGACCTGTTGCAGAAAAACAGCAGCGCACGATGTCGTGTACTTGCAGCTTATCGCCACGGAAAACGATTACAGCTCGACAACCTCTCCGGAGACTGGACATGGACATCAAGATCAACGGCGAAAGCTTGTCCTACACGGACATTGTCATCGAAAACACCAACGGCGACGTTGTGTTCAATGGTGATCTCCACTTAAGACCGGATTGGTGGGTATTACGAGATATCACAAACACCATTCTCGGCCGTTGGAGCAGTAAGCGGTCGCACTTGAGCGCGCTCATCGAAGCACTTCGCGTCGTCGACCGCAGTCTCAAGAAGGACTGAGCATGAACGAATTCCTCAACATCGCCGACATCCGCGCACGTCTTGCCGCGCTCGACGCATGGATGACCTCGCAGAAGCGTAACTGGTACGAACCAGCAGAGCTTCCGGCGGAACTCAATCCACCAACGAACGAAGAAATTGCCGAGGTCGAGATCCATGACTGGTTGGCGAACCCTCCCGTCCGCTACTTCGCCTATGTGAATGAAGTGGGTATCGGCCAGCTCATCACCAACTGGACCGGCCGACAGCTCGGTCACATTACTTGGTGCGGATCTAAATGGCGTAGCAATTTTGGCGACCGACGCGTGAACTTCCGCATGGTCGGCACGAACGGAGTGAATTACGCCGGCACAGCCTATCCCGACAGCGGCACCTACTGCCGCCTGCGGGCCGTTAAGTAAAGGCTCACATGTCTTACCGCATCTTCAAGCGCAAGCCCTACAGGCGCACTGGCTGGGGCTACGCCTCAGACCCACACGCCCGCTGCACCACGATTCGCCGCGGCGTCGCGACGGAAGATGAAGCCCGCGAGATCTGTTCCCACGGCCCGGCCAACGTGGCCCTTAAGGAAGGCCGCGAGTACCGGCATCTTTCGTTCTACGAGTTCACCCGGGAGTGACCATGCCCATCCGCACCTACACCCTGATCCTGACCCTCGCCGGCCCCGAGCAGCCCCCGACACCCACCGCTGTGGCCGCCCGGCTGATCGGCGCCCTGGACTTCGCGTCCTCCCGCGGGGGCCCCTTCCACGCCAGCCGCTGGGCCAACGTCTGGATCGACGCCACCGAGGGCGACCGCACGCAGGCCCGCGGCGACGCCCTTTTTGCAGGCGCCAAGGACCTGCACGAACGGCTCCGCGAGACCGTATAAGGGACCGCCATGGTCCGCTTCACCTTCGCCAGCACCCGGCCGACCGCGGCTCTTCGAGTGCGCGTCGACTCGGTCGTCCACTACGTGGACCTCGTCCCCGCCGGCACGAAGGCCGACATCGTGTTCGAGGAGTTCACCGACCGGGGGCGCACCAGCCTCCGGCCGTACGTGATCGGCCCGAATCGGCAGTACAAGACCCTCGCCGCGGCCGTGGCCGCACTCATCAAGGAACGCACATGAAGGTCAAGACCCAAGACCTGATCGGCTCGGCCCTGGACTTGGCTGTTGCCAAGGCATTGGGCTATGCCGTCGGCGTTTATACGTACGAAGACTGGACGGCGAACATGACGCCGCTGGAGCAAGAGCTTGTCAGGCAGATTGACGCAGTACAGAGAAACTTCAAACCAAAGCCCGCGTTTGTCGGAGAGGACGGCACGAAACACCTTGTCAGCATGAAGTTTTACGCTGCACACGGATCCGGCTGCGGAACCATGCAGTTTTCGTCTAGCTGGTCTCAAGCCGGGGGCGTCATTGAACGCGAGCACATCTGCCTCGACAAGTTCGACAACTACAACTTCATCGCCTTTCAACGTGAAAGCACATGTCCTACTACTGGACGCACTTTCATCACGGTCGGGCCCACCCAACTTGTTGCCGCTATGCGTTGCTTCGTCGCTAGCAAGCTCGGCGACGAGGTCGACATCCCGGAGGAACTGATATGAACATGCGTGCTCTCTTCTTCATCACCGTCCACGACGCCCACGCCCGTCGGTGGCGCTGCTTCCTCGTCAGCACGCCGGACGGCCCGCACGACCGCCACGGCGCCGTGCTCGCTGCGTTCGAACGCGAGCACGAGCCCCTCAGCGGGCGCAAGATACACGCTGAATTCATTTGTTTGACGCCTGAGGATGTCTGGAAGGAGGTTTGAGATGACTGAGCGTGCAAAACGAGCAATAGCTAAGTTAGTAGAGCTTGGTTGGAATTGTTCTGACTACAGCACAAAGATTTGTAAAAGCTGTCGTTATGAACTTCAAAATAATTGGAATTATTGCCCAGCATGCGCAACGCCAGCACCTCCGATTAGTACAACCGAACAAGATATGGAAGCCGCAATAGCAACAGCTCTAGGAGAAACCAAAAATGAAGCCATCTGAACTTAAAATTGCTCTTCACGGTCTTCTCAATGCCAAGCTTACACCATTTATTTGGGGTTCACCTGGCATTGGCAAATCCGATATCGTTGCCCAGGTCGCTGCTGAGCGCAGCACTAAGGCCAAGCCCTATGAGCTGCGCGACGTTCGACTGGGATTGATGGATCCAACAGACATCAAGGGATTTCCCAATCCGGATGCCAAAAACAATGTCATGCGCTGGCTGCCGCCCGACTTTCTGCCCACCAAAGGTCAAGGTTTGCTCTTTCTCGATGAGATGAATACTGCGCCTGGTGCTGTACAAGTTGCAGGTTATCAACTTATATTGAATCGTAGAGTAGGTAATTATGAACTGCCGCCTGGATGGGATATTGCGGCTGCAGGCAATAACGAGACGGATCGTGCTGTCACACATCGCATGAGCACTGCTCTAGCCAGTCGTATGGAGCATCTTACCCTCGACGTAGATGTCGAAGAATGGTGTGCGCATGCTGCTGACTGTGGTATTCACGAACATCGAATTGCATTCATCCGTTTTCGTAGTCAACTTTTGCACATGTTCGACCCGAACACCAAAACTCATGCATTTCCGTGCCCTCGTACATGGTTCTTCGCCGACCGTATTTGCCGTCAAAACATGCCACGACATATCGAGCGCATGGTATTGGCCGGCACTATCGGCGAAGGTGCAGCTACAGAGTACACCGCATTTATCCAGGTGATTCGTGAACTGCCGACTATCGACGAGATCAAAATTGATCCGATCAAAGCCACGCTTCCTAAGACACCAGCAGCGCAGCATGCTATCAGCACTACGCTGAGCATAGCTACTAAGGATGAAAGCGGCTATGAGACATTCATGAAGTACATGGAACGTCTGCCACGCGAATTTCAAGTGGTTTATGTTCGCGACTGTCTTCGTACTAAGAACGATCTGAAATACACTCCAACATTCAAGGACTGGAGTCTGAAGAATGCGGATGTGCTGCTATGAAGCACATCATAGAACGAATGAAGCAGATTTTAGAGACAGAACAAGGATGGTCGAAAATACTGCCTCTTGTCATTCACGACGAAATAATTTTTTCTGAGTTAACTGCAGAAGATGATCGACAAGTTGTGCATGATCACAATTACTTTTTTGGCTCTGCTCTTCAACATCATAAGCACCCTGATGCCAAGAAGTATCACGCAATGAGTCAACGAAGTAAAACTGTTTATCGCAAGTATTTTGAACGTCATCTCAAGCCATCGCAAAAACATAAACTTCGTGATAAGGAAATTTTTGAAACTTATCAGAAGCTTGTCAATGCTGCTTCTTTAGGAGGTTGAGGTGTCTAGCTCTATCACTGATTATGCAATGCTGGCTGCATTGAATATTCGACAGTGGTCAGCTCGCAAACTTGATCGCTCAGTTACGGCTGAAGTCGATAAGAATCATGGCGCTAAGGATGGCGGACGATATAACAAGCTCTTGATCGACAAAGCTGCGCTCGATCCTATCGAGCAAGTCGCCGGTGCAGCTCGACAGTATCACTACAAGGTGACGCTGCCCTGGGGTATCAATGGGGAGTGGTTGCTTCCAGCTTCACTATTCATGGACTATTCAACCAAGATGGGCGAATATCGAAACAGCTTTGAAAATGCTGTAGCTGTACTCATTGCAGCGTATCCGATGCACGTTCAGGCAGCACGTCAGCGGCTTGGTACGATGTACAACGCAACCGAATACCCAGCAAACATCAAGGACCGTTTCGAGTTCAAAGTTGACTTCAGCCCTGTACCGACGGCTAATGATTTTCGTGTCAAGCTGTCAGAAGATCATCTCGCCGCAATCAGACACGATATCACAGTTCGCATCGAAGAGCGGCAAAATCAAGCCATACGCGAAGTTTTCGACCGCGCTCGTAAGATCATCAGTAAAATTCACGAACAAACTGTCGATGTTGATCGCAAGATCTATGACTCAACTATCGACAATGCTCGCGAATTTATCAAGTTGCTGCCAGCACTAAATCTTACCAACGATTCAACGCTATGTCAGATTGAAGCAGACATGCGTGAGCTTCTAGTGCCAGTTGAAGATCTGCGCAAGAACAAACGCGTACGTGCAGATACTGCCAAGGCAGCAAATGCAATTCTGACGAGGTTGCCATGGGCGTAAACAAAGAAGCTGAAACCAAGATCATCCGAGCGCGAATTTCGCTGCTCAAAGTTCAGCCGTTCTTTGGTACGCTGGCTCTTCGACTGAATATGGTCGAAGACATAACTCTCAATCCGCCCACTATGGGTGTTGATGGAACGAATATTTTCTATCATCCAGACTTTGTCATAGAGCATAGTTTCGACGAAGTGAAGTTTGTTATTGCCCACGAAGTCATGCACTGCGTATTTGATCATGTCACTCGTGTTGGTGGACGAGATCCAGCTAGGTGGAACGTTGCCGGTGACTATGCCATCAACCCGTTGCTTGTCGACGCCGGGTTGCAGCTTCCTTCATCTGGCGGGCTGATAAATGCAGTGTATGCGGGCATGACGGCAGATCAGATCTACAACCTGCTTCCACAGAGTACCAAGCCTTACGATAGCTTCAAACCTGCTCCCAAGACGCCAGCGAAGATGAAAGAGCTGGAAGAAGACTGGAAGGTCGCTACTGTTCAGGCAGCGAACGCAGCGAAGGGCGCAGGAAACCTTCCTGCTTCATTGAAGCGCTTCGTCGATGAACTCATCGAAAGTAAGACTGACTGGCGCGCACAACTTCGTGAATTCGCCGTCGAAATTTCTAAGAACGACTATGCGTGGCAGCGCGTTAATCGTCGCTTTGTAGCCGCAGGGTTCTATCTTCCTGGCCTGTACAGCGAAAACATGGGGACAATGGTCATTGTTACTGATGATTCAGGCTCCATCAGCAATGACATTCTTCAGCTCTTCGCTAGCGAAATTGGAGCAATTCGTGAAGCTGTTCGACCTGAGCGCACAATTGTCTTGAGCTGTGATATGAGGATTAACCATATTGACGACTTGACAATGGACGACCCGTTTCAGCTCAAGTGTCATGGTGGTGGCGGAACTGATTTTCGCCCGCCGTTTGAATGGCTAGAAGAACAAGGTATTACGCCATCTTGTTTAGTGTATCTCACTGACCTTGACGGTCCGTTTCCAGAAATTCCCTCGCACTATCCCGTCATGTGGTGTTCAATCAACAAGCAGCGTGCGCCGTGGGGGCAAACGTTGCACATTACCAAGGACTGAATCATGCCTGCACTTACTAGACTTCAACTTGAGCATGCCAAGCAACGTCTGGCTGAAGCTAAAAAGAAATACATTGTTGCCAAGGTTGCCGAACTTGGACCCTCACCAGATGAATTTGAACTTAGTAGAGAAGAAAAAATAGCCCGTATTAAGGCAGGGCGAGCTACATTCATCGGTGATGTCGACACTTATGGCTACTGTTATGATGCTTTTGCATTTACTCTGACACCAGAAGAAGAAGCCAAGAAAGCGCAATATGATCTTTGGCATGATGCGCGTGAAGCAATTATTGCTAATGCCACAACTACTGAAGAACAAATTATTGATAAATTAGTTATGAGTCCTGATGGTATGGGCGCGTTGACGATGATCGCGGAGGCGTTTGAGGACTGATCTAGAATAGCTGCCCCGATCTACCCTTCAGGACCTACTCGTGCCGATATCAAGCTGGTCACATTCCAGGCTCGTTGACTTTGAAAAGTGCAAGTTCCTTGCATGGCTTAAGTACGACCAGCGCATTCCTGAGCCGGCACGACCCTTGCCTCCTGGCAAGATTGAGCACGCCAATGACCGCGGCACCCGTGTACATGACAACTGTGAGCAGTATGTTCGCGGAGATATCGACGAGCTGTTGCCAGAAGCCGCCAAGTACTTCGGTCCTCAACTCGACCTTCTGCGTGTGCTGCACGAAGCTGGTCAGGTCTCACTTGAAGGTGAGTGGGGCATGGATGATCAATGGTGCCCAACAGACTGGCGTACTGCATGGCTACGCCTAAAGCTTGATGCTGTTGTTCACCTGAGCAAGGACGAAGCAGTAGTCATTGACTACAAGACTGGAAAGAAATTCGGCAATGAGATCAAACACAATGATCAGCTCTTGATCTATGTGGTATGTACCCTATTGCGCTACCCATCCTTAGAACGAGTTACGGCCGAGTTGTGGTATCTTGACCAAAACGAAGTGACTTCAAAGACCTTTACACGGGATCAAGGCTTGCGCTTTCGTACAGCGCTGGATCGCCGTGGTCGCGCTATCACTGAGTGCACAGATTTTCCACCCAATCCCAATGTCTATTCGTGCCAGTACTGCCAATACGGTCCGTGGAATGGTAATCAGTGCACTGTTGGCAAGAGGCGCTAGATGATCAAGTCCCGGTTGAAACCAATGGCTCACCAGCAACTGAGCCTCAAGCACGACGAGACTACTGACGTCGTGTTCGACATGAGCGATCCGGGCACTGGCAAGACAGCGGTACGTGCCTGGGCCTGGGCCAAACGCCGCCGCAAGGGCGGTGGCCCGCTGCTGGTGTTAGCTCCGCGCTCGCTACTTACTGCGGCCTGGGCCCACGATTTGCAGCGGTTCGCACCAGACATGAAGGTCTCAGTGGCCACGGCGGCAAACCGCGAGAAAGCATTTTCAATTGATGCTGACGCGTACATCACGAACCACGACGCAGCCAAGTGGCTCGTCAAGCAGAAGCCTGCTTTCTGGCAACGGTTTCGGGATGGCGAAATCGTGAATGACGAGAGCACCGCGTACAAGCATCACACCAGTCAGCGGGCCAAGGCAGCGTTCAAGATTGCCCACATGCGACTCGCAACGAAGCCTGTCTTCAAGCATCGCGCCTGCTTGACTGCTACACCGACCAGCAACGGTATCTGCGACATCTGGCATCAGGTGGCGCTACTCGACGGCGGTAAGCGCCTGGGCCCGAGCTTCTATGCCTTCCGCAACAGTGTATGCACGCCTGTTCAAGTGGGCCGCTCAGCACAGGCACTGGAGTGGCGCGACAAAGACGGCGCAGAAGACGCTGTCTTCGGCTTGATCGACGACTACGTCGTGCGTCACCGCTTCGAAGACTGCGTGGATATTCCTGCCACGCATACGTACACCGTTGAGTACGAGATGACGCCGAAGCAGCGTAAGGCGTATGACGACATGGAACTGGCCCAAGTGTTGGCCACTGGACAAGGCAAGGGCATTGCACTGACTGCTGTCAACGCCGCTGCCGTCACGACAAAGCTTTGCCAGATTGCCAGTGGGGCGGTCTACGACAACGACAAGAAGTATCACCTCATCGACGGAAGTCGCTACGAGGCGATTCTTGATATGGCCCAGGTGCGTAAGCACCCCATTGTGTTCTTCTACTGGGGCCATCAGCGTAACGCCTTGACGACGGAAGCTGAAACGCGCAGCATGAACTTTGCAGTGATCGATGGCGATGCCAGCGATACTGAACGCAATATGATCGTGCAGGCGTATCAGGCTGGGGCCTATGACGTGCTGTTTGCTCACCCCAAGAGTGCCGCACACGGCCTGACCTTGACCGCAGGCACTTCGATCATTTGGTCAGGCCCTACCTACGACCTGGAGTGGTGGAAACAGGGGAATCGTCGGCAGGCCCGTATCGGCCAGAAGAAGAAGACCGAGATCGTAGTCTGCCTCGCCACTAACAGTATCGAGGAACGGATCTACCACGAAATTCTCATGCCCAAGGACGGGCGCATGAAGACTCTGCTGGAATTGTTCGCAACGAATACGGAGAGAAGTGATCCGATCGCGAACAAGATTGCCAGGGAGCTGACAAGATGACCATTCATGCCTTCCTCCAAGAAGTGGAGCGCCGCATTGAGGGGGCGGGGGTTGCGGTTTACCTAACCCTCAATGAGGCAGGACGCTTGCATGATTACGCTGGATATTGGGGGGTGCAATCTTGGACGACCAAAAACCGTATGCACGGTTATATCCGTAGCGATGCGAGGAAACTTTTGGAAGAAGCCAAGGCCGTGCTCGCATCACGAGTTGCCGATGAACTGGAGCAGATGAAATGAGTTGGGCCAGTTCTATCCGCCACGTCGTCAAGCCTCCACCGCCCACTTTTTTCCGCCCCACTTTCCCCATCGAACAAGTTGATTGGAGCCGGCTCGTCTCCATCGACTTCGAGACTTTCTATGACGACGACTACACGCTGAGCAAGCTCAGCACGTCAGAGTACATCCGTGATCCGCGCTTCGAAACGCTGATGATGGGTGTGAAAGTCGGCAAGAAGAAGCGTGTCGTCATCCCCGGCCCGAAGATCGCCGCGTTCCTCAAAACAATCCCGTGGAGCACGCATACGCTGCTCTGCCACAACACGCAGTTCGACGGCTTCATCCTGAGTCACCACTACGGAGTTGTGCCAGCGAAGTACTACTGTACGCTGAGCATGGCCCGCGGCCTGCACAGCAACGAGATCGGTGCAGGTCTTGACGAGGTAGCGCAGTTCTATGGCCGCGCCGGCAAGCTCAAGGGCAACCTGGAGAAGATGAAGGGCCGACGTTACAAGCAGCTCGTAGCCGAGAAGCTCTACGATCAGGGCGCTGACTACTGCGGTGTGGACGTGGACGAGATGCTGGGCATCTTCCAGGAGATGCTGCTTAACATGCCACGCGATGAGATCGACTTGATCGACCTCACGGTGCGCATGTTCTGCGACCCAGTGCTCAAGGTCGACATCCCTCGCGTCGAAGCTGAGCTAAAGCGCGAGCTGGCACGACGTAAAGAGCTGCTCATGGCCGTCGTACCTTACGACGCCTATGAAGGTCCTGAGATCAAGACGATCCTCAAGACTGCAGCTGAACGAGCATTGACTGGTGACGAACGAATCATCCTCAAAGCTAAGCGTCTTATCGGTAGCAACGAGAAGTTTGCTGAGCTTCTACGTGCCGAAGGCATTGAGCCGCCAAGGAAGATCAGTCCAGCCTGGATCAAGAAGCCGAAGGAGCTGCGTACCGATGAGGACAAATACGTCTACGCCTTCGCCAAGGACGATGAGAAATTCATCAATCTGCCCGACGACGTTGAGGCTCTGTGTACCGGCCTGAACCTGGGCAAGGTTGCCGACATTAAGAAGCTGGCTGAGCGCCAGGAACGGCTACGCAATCTCGTGGACTGCCGCATTGCGGTCAAGTCCACGACAAACGTTACACGAGCTGAGCGGTTCCTCAAGGCTGGTGCCAATGGCATGTCGCTGCCATGCGGCTATGCCTATGCACGTGCGCATACATTGCGCTGGGGCGGCAACAACAAGATGAACATGCAGAATCTCATCCGCGGGGGTGAGTTGCGCCTGTCCATCCTAGCCGCTGAAGGACACAATATCTGCACTGCGGATAGTGGACAGATCGAAGCTCGTGTCAATGCATGGCTATGGGATCAGCTCGATCTGCTCGAAGCCTTCGCAGTCGCTGACAAGTGGGACAAGAGCAAGGGCGTAGCGCGTGGCAACGACCGCGATGCGTACTGCCGCTTTGCCGATCTGATCTACCGCCGTGAGATCACAACTGATGACAAGACTGAGCGCTTCGTAGGTAAGGTCTGCGTGCTCGGCTTAGGCTTTCAGATGGGAGCGCCCAAGCTACAGATTACGCTGGCCAAAGGCGCCCTCGGCGGCCCGCCAGTGTTCTTCACGCTCGACGAATGCAAGGCAATCATCAACACCTATCGCCGCAAGAACCACAAGATTCGCGACGGTTGGGAGAAGTGCAAGGAAATTATCGAGGACATGGCTTCTGGACGCACAGGCGCCTGGAAGTGCATCTCCTGGGAAGCGAACACAATTTGGCTGCCCAACGGTATGTCGCTCAAGTACCCTGACCTGAAGAAGAGCATCAACGAGGACACCGGGTACGACGAGTGGACTTACCGGTCAGGCGATCAGCGCAAGAAAATCTACGGCGGCCTGCTCTGCGAAAATCTTGTGCAGGCACTGGCCCGCATCATCGTGGGCTGGCAGATGCTGCAGATCAGTCGCAAGTACCGCGTCGTGATGACCACGCACGATGAAGTCTCAACGCACGTCAAGACGAAGATCGCGCCAATAGCCTTCGCTTTCATGCAGAAGATGATGAAGACGCCATTGGAGTGGTGTCAAGATTTGCCCCTCAACTGTGAAGGCGGATATGACGTGAACTATTCGAAATGAGCATAAGCACAGAATTTTTGAGCTACCCAGGCTTGCCCTGGTTGAGTGTATCTCGCGATGTCTACAAATTTGAAGTTTGGGTAACTGTTCGATTCAATAATTATACCGATGCATTCATAATGAGCGAGGACGCCATCGGAGAAAATGGTAGTCTCTTAATTAAGGAAGCCTATCTCCGTCGTGCAAAGCTTATAGCAGTCTCTCAAATCGCCAAGGAACTTGAGAAATGACCGACACCGAGATCCTTGACGAGCTGCAGAAAGCCGTAGCCCGAGGACTGGGTAAGTGGGACATAGAATTTGGCGCAGTCTGGGCAACGCTCTACCCCAAGGCGAATCTTCGGCTAGTTTTGGAGGCTGCCATCAAGGACGACTACGCTCGTCGGGTTGCGAAAGAGCTTGCGCCTCATTCATGATTGATGTACACTGCGTTCATCTAAGAGGAATCCATGCCCCGCATCTCCCCAGGAACCGCGCTCAAGCGCGAGGTGGTTGCAACCAAGGTCGCCGTCTCGTTGACCACTGACGGCACCATCGGCTCTCGTATCGACGCTCTCAGCCAGCTCCGCGAAGACAAGCGAGCGCTGGAAGAGAAGATCAAGATCATCGAAGGGTCCTACCACGAGCTGGAAGAAGCCCTGATGGAAGACTTGAGAGCGCAGGGCATGGACAAGGCCACCGGCAAGAAGGCCACAGTCTCGATCTCCAGCACTGTCGTCGGCAATCTGGTCGACGATAAGGCGTTCTTCGCTTACGTCAAGAAGACCGGCTACTTCCACCTCCTGCAGCGTCGCTTGTCCGACCCTGCTATTCGCGAGCTGCTGGAGTCGAAAGGCTCTATTCCGGGCGTTGAGCCCTTCGTCAAGAAGCGCCTTAACCTGCGCACCCTGTAACCATCGAGGACCACATGGCCACCAAGAAGACCAGCACCGCCGTTGCCGTTCGCAAGTCGACGGCCGGCAACATTGTCAGCATCCAGGAAGCCTTGAAGGCCCAGGCTGCCGGCATCAACGAGCGCATCGCCCCTGGAGGCGGCAGCAAGATCCGCATCACTCAGGACAAGAAGTTCATTCTGCCTGACGGCACGAAGACCGATGGACCGCTGGAGTTGGTGGTCGTGGATTTCGTGACTACGCACAACTTCTACGAGACGGCGTTCGACAAGAACAACATCGTGCCGCCCGGCTGTTTCGCCATCGGCGTGAACCCGAAGGAGATGATCCCTTCGAAGAATTCGCCGAACCTGCAGAGCGACTCATGTCAGGGTTGCCCGATGAACGAGTTCCAATCTGCAGCCAACGGCAAGGGCAAGGCCTGCAGCAACAACCGACTGCTAGCCGTTTTGCCGCCCGACGCTACCGAGGACACTCCGCTCTGGCTGCTGAGCGTGTCGGCCACGGCGCTGCGTGCATTCGATGGCTACGTACAGAGCATCGTGCGCGCTTTCGGCATGCCTCCGATCGCCGTGGTTACCACGGTGGGCTTCAACGATGCCGCCGATTACCCGCAGCTCACATTCAGCGACCCGAAGCCGAACGATCAGCTTGACGTAGCCTATGCTCGTCAAGCTGAGGCACGCGATCTGCTGATGACTGAGCCCGATGTAAGCGGGTACCAAGCCCCTACTACGCGCGGCAAGGGCGCCCCGGCCAAGAAGGCCGTCGCCCGCCGCTGATCATGTCCGTTCGTAGGGCGCTTGTCGCACAGGCCCTGGAATCTTTCCAGGGCCTGACGGCGGCGCTCAACGAGCTGACTGAAGACGAGGTGCTTGTATGTCTCGAACTTGAGGCTGCAAGTCGTCGTCGTTTGTCGGTCATTGACCGGCTCATTTCACGAGCCGCCCGGCTTCGTGAACTTGTCTATGTTGCCCAACTCAAGGAGAAATTCCGTGGCACGACCCAAGAAGATCATGACCCTCATCGAACTGCGCGCAGAGAAGGATCAGTGCAAGCTGAACCTGAAAACCCAGGCAGAAGTCATCAAGGACGCCGCAAAGGCGATCAAGGCAGCCGAAGCTGAGTACAGCCGTGTTCTCGCCGACGCTTCCAAGGCGCTGGTGGCAAATACCAGGGTGCACGACGCCACTGTGAAGGCCGCCAACAAGGTGCTCGAAGCTGTGCAGAAGACGCAGGGCAAGATCATGGAGAAGGCCACCACGGCCAGCGAGAAAGCCACAGCGCGGTTGGAGGAGCTGGAAGCGATCGTTCCTGTCACTGACGAGGCAACTCCCGTCAAGCGTGGCCCTGGCCGCCCCCGCAAGGTCGTTGAACCGGAAGTCGCGTCTGTGCCGGTCAAGCGTGGCCCCGGCCGCCCCCGCAAGACCGTGAGCTGAAAGCGTTCAGGCCATGAGAGACGTCATGTTCGACTGCGAGACACTTGCAACCACGGCGGATGCCGTAATCCTGAGCGTCGGCGCAGTCAAGTTCGATCTTGAAAGCGGACAGCTCGATGATGCGGGGTTCTACGCCGCGATCAGTATCGAAGACAGCCTAGCTCATGGCCGACGCATCAGCGAAAGCACGCTGTGCTGGTGGTTGGGACAGAGCAAGGAAGCTCAAGCAGTATTCCAAGAGCCCAAGCAAGGGCTCGAAGAAGTGCTATGCAACCTTGTCGAATGGCTGGGTCATGATCGGCGCCGTCCTTGGAGTAACGGCGCCGATTTTGACCTCCCCATGCTGGCTCATGCTTTCACACAGCTCCATATGAACGTGCCTTGGCAGTTCTGGAATGCGCGTTGCGTGCGCACCTATAAGTCACTGCCAGCGGCAAGTTCGGTACCAGGGTTCAAGAACGACCACAACGCTTTGCGCGATGCAGTAAACCAAGCTGTGTATGTGCAGGCGGTTTACGCGAAGATGGTGCAGAAATGAATACCCCTTTTTACAGAGCACCCCCACCCGGTGAGAGTGATCCTTTCGGTGTTCCTCCGCACGTGTCAGGCGCCAAGCTCGATGCTGGGAAGGTAAGAGCATGGCTCTGCGTCAAGGGGTTTTCCCGCGCGCTGCTGGCCGTAGCCGACGTGACCACCAAGGGGGCGGCGAAGTACACCCCTGAGGGTTGGCGCAATGTGCCCAACGGGCGAGAGCGCTACATGGACGCCATGGTCCGTCACATGTTTGCTCTGGGCCGCGGAGAACAGATCGACGCAGACACGCAGTGCTTGCACCTTGCACAGGTTGCATGGAATGCGCTCGCTGCACTGGAGCTGGAGCTGATCAGTGGCGAGCAAACCTGAGACCACGTTCTACACCAGCGTCCATCGCTTTCTTCCACCGCTGAGCCAACTGCATCGCGAGAAGATGGCGAACCCGTACCGAGGTGGTACGGCGGATCATTGGTACGACGCTACGCGAGACCTCTGGGTCGAGTGGAAGTTCATCAAGGTGCCCAAGCGTGACGACACTGTGATTGACTTTGTCAACGGCAAAGACCCCATCATCAGTAATCTTCAACAAGAATGGATCAAGGGGCGCTACGCCAATAACCGCCATGTGTGGATTATTGTCGGTTGCGAAGATGGCGGAGTCATCATGGAGCATCCTTTTCAATGGCAAGCTCCTTGGACCGCAAAGCAGTTTCGAGAAAAACTCTTGCCGCGTAAAAATATCGCGGCTCGTATTTGGAACCATTGTCGGAGTACTGCGTGAATTTCCAGCCTCTCTTCACCACGGCGCGTGTGGTTACTGCGACGTACCGCGTCATCAGCACTACCTTGCTTCTGCTGTACCTCGCACGACGTGTACGTGAGAAACGCTCTATCCCAAACGCAACGCGCCGCCGACGTGAACTGTTTGGCGTGGAATGAACTGGGACAAGACGATGGTAGATCGAGCCGCTGCTGAGGGGTGGCGGCTGTGCACTGTCATCGACAACGGCACCGCTCACCCTTACCTGATGATCGGGCGCGGTGAGCAGAGCAGATTCGTCGATGACCGGCGCGCAGGAGAGCACGTAGTGCATATGGCGCGTCAGACTTCTCTACTGCATCAGCACGCTCTGGCCCTTGTGATGCAGAGCCGAGTGAAGGGAACCAAGAAATGAGTAAGTCCTTCAAGCCCATGCTCGCGTCACCGGCCGACCTTGATGCTGTGCGCTATCCGGTCTTCGCTTCGCCCAAGCTCGATGGTATTCGCGCCAGTGTAGTTGGCGGCAAATTGCTGAGCCGTACGCTGAAGGAGATTCCAAGCCGACATGTGTTCAATCTTCTTAGTAAGCCTGAATTTGAAGGCTTAGATGGCGAACTGATTGTTGGTAAACCCACAAACCCAAGCTGCTATCGCGATACAGTCAGCAATGTAATGGCGGATAATAAGGTGTTTGCTTTTCGCTACTATGTCTTTGACATATGGAATTGTTTTGATCGTTTTGCTAGACGTCGTTTGCATTTGCAGCGATCATTTTTTGAAGCTGGTTGTGACACTGGTATATTCAGCCATGTGCTTCATGTTTTATTGCAGAATCGCGAGCAGCTCGACGCCTACGAAGCTGAACAGGTCAACCTGGGTTATGAAGGAATCATGCTCGCCGATCCCAATGCCCACTACAAATTTGGCCGTGCTACTACCAAGGGTGGTGAGCTGCTAAAAGTCAAGCGCTTCGTTGATTCTGAAGCTGAAGTCATTGGCATTGAAGAAGAAATGCATAATACCAATGAAGCCCAAACCAACGAACTGGGCCGTACGAAGCGATCTACCGCGCAAGCTGGGCTTACTGGTAAAGGTACGATGGGCGCGCTCATCGTACGCGACTTGAAGACCAAAATCGAATTCAACATCGGTACTGGGTTCACAGCCGAAGATCGAAAATGGTAGTGGAATGAAGTAAATGGATCGCCATCACCAGCTTTGAATCGAATCATCAAGTACAAGTTCTTTCCAGTAGGCATCAAAGATAAACCTCGTCATCCAGTGTATCTAGGCTTGCGTCCGGCAGGAGCATAAATGAGTACGAAGAAGTTCCTCCGAGACCTCAAACGCCAGGCTTCTGTTGCCGGGTTCGAAACAATCAGTGTTGTATCGACTAGAACGAGCCATTTCAAGATTACGTTCACAGATGGTTCGCAACAATGGACCATGCCAGTTTCAAGTTCTCCTGCAAACTACAACCACGCCATCGACAATGTTATCCAGGATCTTCGACGTTCGAAGCGCGGCGCAATGGCGTAATACTCGTCTCGCCTGCCACTGCGGCGGCTATCATTTTCCTCACCGACGCGGCGGCGGCGCTTGTGAACATAACTCGGCGACAGACTACTGGTGGGCGCTCCGCCATGGAGTCTCTCAGCAAGAAGCCATGCAGTTGTTGAGCGTGGCAAATTTAGAGCGCATGTTTCCACTACCGGAGTTCAATAAATGAAATTGCATCGTGTTTTCTATACCCTCGATGGGCATGATTTCATCGAATTTACCTCTAGCGCTGCTGGAGCTGGGAAGATTCGTGCACGAGTCAAGAAGCTGAAGGCTGACGTTACCAAGAGCGACGAAGTCGATCTTTTGTCGGGTCGATTGGAACTGATTAAATTCTTGAACGACCTCACAGCACACGAATCGTCGAAGGAGGACTGAATATGACTTGGTGGGGCGGTGGATGGGGTAACCATGTGCCCCAGTCTGCGAAGGAAGTCGCCAAGGCTTTCTTCGCGGGCAAGAGTTTGCGTCGTTCAAGCTGTCGTACTAACGGCGAGAGTTACTGGTTTATTAACTCAGATGGAAGAGAAGTTGAGATTGCTCGACGACTCAAAGACGACAAAGCGATTGCAGAAGCTGTCGTTGAAGCACTTAGCGGTGTTGAAACTTGGCGTCCTTTGGAATTCAACACGCGAGGATGGCGTACTCCAACTACTGCTCGACACTTCAACGCACTCGGACTTAAAGTTCAGTGTATCGGACGGAAGAATGTAAAGTTCTGGGTAAATGGGCGTCTTATGCCAGATAGTTGGATGGGGTTCTTTTCGTTTGATGACATCAGTGCTTGGCCGGACAAAGATCCAGATGAAGTAGCTCGGGAAGAAAGACGAGCCCGAGTCTGGGCCCGAAAGGAACGTAGGTTCGTACAGCTCACACCAAGCCTTTTTGAATGGGACGATTATGAGCGGCTGGCAAAAAGTTGAACGTGGGTGGTATATCCATGAAACTGGTGCCGTAGTACAGATATGGTATTCAGAGAATAAAAGAAATCCTGTCTGGCATGCATGGCGCCCACAAACTCCTGACGCTGATTTTTATGAATTCCCAACACGGCGTGAAGCATGTGAATGGGCGCTTGGTTTGGAGAAAGCATGATGGAAGAAACGAAAGAAGCGCCGGACATGGCGCGGGCCGCGCTGCTGTGGGTGTTGTGGCACCACCAAGGCGGCAGTAGTTCGGTAGGCCAACCGATTCGTTTTGCGCTTGGCATCGGCCCCCATGACCGCATGACAGAGGCCCAGATCGCCGAGGCGAAGACGTGGGCTGCTCGCCGAGACGAGGTCAGAGAACACGAGTACGAGAGAAGCCTCCTGCGAGGCTGACGAGAAGAAGACATGAAGATCCGTCCACCGTTGAACGGTCAATCGCCCAGAACTCTGCGCGAAGCTTCTCGCGACCCGTGGGACTGGTGGGAAACTAGTCCTAGACCAAGCACTCCGCCCGAGCATATGGCCGGCGCGATCATCTTCCTCGTCATTGTGATCATCAGCGTCGCAGGGGCGTTGCACTTGTTCTTGAGGAGTGTGTGATGAACGACCCCGTCGGCAACACCGCCCTTGCCAAGCAAGAAGGCGGCGACCACTACAAGAAGCTCACCATCCAGCCGGTGGAGTACATCCACGCCAACGGCATCGGGTACTTCGAAGGCAACGTCATCAAGTACGTCACCCGCTGGCGTGACAAAGGCGGCATTGCCGATCTGCACAAAGCCAAGCATTATATCGAGCTTCTGGTCGAGCTGGAACTTAAGGCGCAACGGAAGCTGGAGAAAGAGATGGAGATCACGCAGGCGATACGTACAACCCGAGATCGTAAAGGGGATCGAGAAGACGATGGAGAAAGAGATCGAAAAGGCGATGCGTGACGCACAGAACCGCGAGGGGACCGCATGATCAAGAGGATTCTGCGAAAGATGTTTGCGTCAGCGGCGACGAAAGCGCAGATTCATGACGCGATAACGCCGAGCTGGGGCCTTCAAGGAAGGCTTGAAGAAGAGGAGCGCATCGAAGCGGCCTATTGGCGTTATGACGCAAAGCACAAGGGCTACAACGAATGGAAACTTGCGCCGATGAGTGAGCGCGAGGCCTTCAAGACCGAGATGCGTAGCGCACTGGCTGGAGAAAAGGTACGGGCCCAGATGCGGCTGGTAGCGAATGGCTGGAGGCAGCCGTGATCAAGGTCAATGGCATGTCCTTCGCGCTGCTGGTCAAGGCCTTGCGCATCGGGGGCGCGTCGCTTACTGATCTGAGGGACGCGACGGGCCTGCGCTACCTGACCGTGGCCTACTACGTTCGAGAGCTGAAGAAAGCAGGTGAGGTCCACGTGTCAGGACGCAGGCGCGACACCCTCGGCCGCATGTCGGTGAAGCTGTACACCTTGGGCCCTGGCATCGACGCGAAGTACAACCCTATGAGCGCTCGCGAGCGGAAGCAGCGCCAGCGGGCGCGGGAAAGCAGGGAGGAAGCGATAAGAATGCAGCGGCCTCGCAAACCAAAGCCCGACATGCTTACAGTACTCTGGGCCGGAGGACAGCATGAGTCAACTCGAACTGAGTAACGTTGTAGCGAGGAGCTTGCTCGGTGCTCCTGAGCTACTCATCCAGCACGACGAAAAGGGCATGTTTCTTCAATGGGACACTCTTGAGATCGAGCTGAGCACAGGGATAGTTACGTTCAAGAATGCGCGCACTATCCTCGCTACGATGTCACTGCTAAGCGGTCCTCTTGACAGAAACAACACGATCACTTTCTCTGGTTTTGAAGGACGACTGAGAATCAAAGTCTCCTGAGTTTTCAGGAGACTCTTTCAAGCGGCAGATTTTTCTGTCCGCTGCGAATAGCCCACCAGTGTGCAAGATTTATAGCACATTGGGCGCGTCGCCTTCAGAGATTTGGCCGAGCTGTACGCATCCACAGCCCTTGCGATCTTACGCTTACGATCCCCTATCTCATCTAGACACTACATGTACCCTCTGACTACTACTATTACTTCTCTGGTGAAGTTAGTAGATCATAAGTATAAGATCATAAGAAGAGGTGCTTCTCATAGGTAAAAAGCCCTTATGATTTTTCCTCGGATCTTAGGATCTTAGGATCCTATCCGGCGTTTTTCGAGGGCGTTTATTCCCCGCCGTCGAACGCCTCTCGGTACAGAGCATTCGCGGGCATACTTTTCAAGGCGAAGCGGTCGAACTGAGCGTTGCCACCGATGACCTGCACCGCGCCCCAAAGCTGCTCAGCAGTCGGGCCTGTCAGCGCCCCGACATTGCCGCCGATCGCGTCATCCAGGAATTGCCCGGTACCGTTCAGTCCTGCGCGCGCGACGCCGTTCGTAAAGTAGTCCCACAGGCTCCAGCCGGATTTCCATTCCGGCTGCTCTCCGCCACCCTGGATCAGCCCCTTCACAAGGTCCGAGGCAATCATGATCGGCACGTAGCTGGAAAGCGCCATCGCCGGCACGTAGTTTCCATGATCGAACTCGTGGGTCACGCGCTTCAGAATCGTTTCCTGGAAAGAGAAAACAAACTGCTTGAGATGCGCGACCAGAGCCCAGTGCGGATCGCTCATCCAGATTGGTTTGTCCGTCGCATCCGGCCGCAGTACCGCGCCGTCAACCCAGCGGTTCACCGCCGCCTTCATGCGGCCCGCTTCTGCCGGCGTCAGGCCGTCAGCCTGAGTGATCATGGCCCGGCCCTGCGCGTTGAGCCGTACGTCCCCCGGCTGCAGCCCCAGCTCGTTGAGCCAGCGCGCGCTGTGCGGCGACTTCTTGCCGGTGGCGTGCCGCGTCAAGAACCCGATCGCCGCCTCAGTGGCGCCGACCCGTGACGACCGCGTCCACTGCTCCATCAGGTTGTACTTGAAGAAGGTGTCGTTGATCTTCTTCGCCGTGCTGCCAGCCATGCCCTGCAGATACAGGGCACTCAGGGTCTGCGTCAGCATGGCACTGTCGATGGTGCCGATCTCTTCAGCCAGCCGCGTCATGTCGTCGTCCGTGGCGTTCTTCTTGAAGTTCTTCACCACTTCACGCACGCCGCGCCTGAACGTGTTGAACGACTCGCTCAGCGTGCCGCCACGCACCATCACGCCCATGGGGTCGACCACGGAGCTGAAGATCGCCAGGGGCAGCAGCCGGATGTTCTGGTAGACAATCATGTTGCCCATGAGGCGCCGTGCCTCCGGGTTGATCGTGTCGCCCAGCGTACCGTCCACTGCACGCACGAAGTTCTGCGCTGCCTTGAGCTGCTCAGGGGTCGCTCCTTCGCGCTCAGCCTCAACCAGCAGAGCCATGATGCGCTGGCTGTTGTCCCCGAAGCGCTTGGTCCACTCACCGCGGCGCGTAGCCTGCATGGTGTAGCTGCTCATGATCTCCAGCCCGTTCTTGACCATGAACGGCGCCAGCTCGGCATCGGGGATGTGCGCCAGCTTGCGGGGCTTGAGGTGCTGCATGCCGGGCTTGTCCGTGACAGCGAACTCATTGCCCTCGTTGGTGATGATCGTCTGCAGCGTGGGGTCAGCATCGACACCGTGAGCAGCCAGCACGGCCTTGAACTCGGCTTGATGTGCGCTGATGTAAGCCGTGTCGTAGATGCGTGGGAAGTAGTCACTCCCGTAGCCCATGTCCTTGACCTTGATGCCCTTCGTACGCATGTAGTCGAGCATGTTGTCGAGGTGCTCACGCATGGCGAGCTTCGCCTTGCGCGCAGCCTGCCGCTGTTCATGCGTCGCCAGTGCGTCGATCGGTGCGTTGCTCTTCGTCTGCAGGCTCTCAGTGGCAGCGAGCAGCTGCGCCTCACTGACACCCTTGAGCTTGGCAGCCAGGGCGTTCATGCGCTGAGCGAACTCAGCACGCTGAGCCGGGATGAACCCAGGATCCTCACCCTCGTTCGTGCCGTGCAGCTTCATCGCGTCGGCGAGCTGGCGCAGCGCCGGGATGCCGGTGTCGCGCAGCCGCTGCCCGCCCGCCACCATCAGGCTTTCGCCCATGTTCAGCAGGGGCTCGGTCATCCTGCGAGCCTTCTCCAGCGCGGCGTTGCGCCCGACTTCCATGAGCTTCTTGCTGACCACGTCGCTCGGCGCACGCCCTTGCGCGTCGGTTGCGAACTCACCGCTGTGGAAGTACTCCATGATGTGCAGCGCACGCTGGTCGTTGCTCCAGATACCCAGCACGGAGCGGATGAACGCGGCGATGCGCTCGAATACATTCTGAGCAGCTGGGCCCACAGTGAGCTGCTTGCTCGCCCAGAACTGGTACATGTACGCAGCGCGCTCCTCCGGGTTGCTGAGCTGTGCCAGCGCGGCAGGCTCGTTCGCCAGCAGGCGCCGGAGCTGGTTCATCACCGCGGCCGAGCTGCCGGCCTTCTCCAGCACGTCCATGACCTGCCCCTGCTTGAGGTCGCGCAGTCGCTCGAAGAATGCGTGCAGTGACTCATGGTACGCAGGATTCAGCGGGTTCAGGCTGTGGACGCTCAGGCGGATCACGTCGTTGACCATGCCCTGTGCGTCGGTGACGGAGGGCTCGAACTCGCCGGCATGCAGGAAGTTCTTCCACTCCACGAGGACCCACGGCGCCACGCGGCGCAGATATTCCTCAGTGGCACGGCGGTCGACCGGGCCCGTGGCGCTGGGGGCAGTCCTGGTCTTGTCGAAGTGGACGTACTTTGTCTCGATCTTGCTGTCGTCGTAGATGACGTAGTTGCGGAACCGCTTTTCGTTGCCGAACTGTGCATCGTGAATGTTGCCCAGGATGCCGAGGGACTGAAGGAAGTCGGAGGCAGCAGCTTGAGAGCCGAGTTTCTTCGTCATCAGTTTGTAGAACTCTTCGCCGGTGTAGCGCTGCTCGACGGCGCGCACGTACTCGCCCTTCTTCCCGCCGCTCTGCATGTACTCGCGGATCTCACGCAGGTTGCCGCCCCACTGTCCGTCGACCGATCCAATACTCTTGCCGTCCTTGAAAATGAACGTGCGCCCGATACTGTTCGTGCTTACTTCGTAGCGTTCGCCCCCATAGAGGAAGGATGCTTGCGGTGCGCCGTCAAAAATCGACGTTGAGAGGGCGGGCTTCTCGACCCACTCGAAAGGCTTAGGCTCCCCGACGGGTTCTGCAAGGCTGCGCAACTTCTCCTGCACGAATTCGCTCTGTGTGTTGAGCGGCCGATTCCAGTCAAGCAGTTGCTCTTGCGGGATGTTGACGGTGACTTCGTAGGTGGGAGCCTTCGTGCTGAAAACCGGCAACGTCGTCTTGGCCTCATCGAGACGGCGATGCAGCTCGCGCCCTTCGTCCGTAGCCTTGTCGATGAGGTCCTGCAAACGCTCGGGCTTGCTCGCAAGGCGGTCTTCTTCGCGGAGTTTTTCCTGAGCGTAGGGCAGCGCGTCGTCGCGGATGTGGTTGAGGTTGTACGGCTTCCCTTCAGGGCTTATCTTGTCAACGAGCATCTTCTTCAGCGCGGCGATGCGGTCGACCCGGCTCTTACGGAGAGCGTTGAGAGCGTCTTGTGCTTCTTCTTGCGTATCGAAATAGTCGACACGCCCGCCAACCTGAACACGCCACGCCCCGCCGACATCACGCTCTTGCATGAGGTCTATGAGATGTTCTGAATTCTCATTCAGTGCCTCGCGGAGCTGCCGCATCTCCGCAGTCGGTGCCCCCTCGCGCTCAGCTTTCGCTGTGAACTGCTTCTTGTAACCCTTGTGCGTACCCTCAGCCGTCGATAGGTACGTCCCCGCTCCGAATGCAGCGTTGCCTTCGCCCTTGCCCTGATGCGCGCGCCAGTCGAACTTACCCTCATGGCGAATGGGCGAGTCGTGCGTGGCGGGGAATCCCTCGTATTGGTTCTCAGCATGGAGCTGGAACCCCATCAAGCTGTACCGCTTCGTCTGCAGCCCGTACGCCACGTCAGGGTTCTGCACCAGCTCGCCCAGGCGGGTGTTGGCTGCGTCGATGGCCGCTTGAGTGTTCGCGTCGACCTTGCCCGTGTTCAGCGCTGCAGCGGCACGCTGCAGCCCCGCAGCGTCGTTGCTCGACGCCAGGGTCTTCAGCAGAGCGGCATCACCAGAGCGGGCTTTCTCCAGGAGTGCCGCCTTCTTGGCGGCTACGACTTTTGGGCTTGGGGGTACCTCCGCTTCCAGCCTAGCTACCTCGGCCGCCCATTTGTCCCGCTCGTCTTCGACTTGGTCTTGCTCCAACGAATCGTGGCCGTCCTTGACCGCACGTTCCCAGGACGCGAGTTCCTCACGAGCCTGTGACAGCCGTTGCTGAGGGCTCCTCGGCGGGAATGCTTTCGGCGCAGCGCGCAGCGGAGGCGTTTCCGCCGCGTCGGCCTTGTCCATGATGTACTGGCCGACGAGATTGAACCGCGCCGCAGGAACTCCTGCGGGCGGCTCGGCCAGCCCTTCGACGTACTCTGCCAGTCCGTTCAGTTGCTGAGGCGTGAGCTTGTCGATTGTCTTGACAATGTCGAGCTGCCGCTCCATCTTCAGCAGCTTGGTCAGCCACGCCCTTTGCTTGTCCGTTTGAGCGCTGGCTCCCCCCGGCTGCTCCCTCGCGTCCTCGTACTCATCCGCAAGAGCCTTGCGCTGAGCGGCTTCACCGGGCATGTCGAACGGCGCAGCGGGCGCAGCGCTCTTGTAGAACGACTTCGGGTCGATCGTGGCGTCCGGGCCGTACATGCTGTCCAGCGTGGCCAGGGCCTTGCGCTGCACGGCCGGCAGCCGCAGGTCCGCAGCGCGCCGCTTGGTGTCCTCAGCCTTCAGCGCGGCGTAGCGCTTCTCGGCTGCCTGCAGGAAGCGGTCGACATCTGCGCCGGTTTTCAGGCGCCTGAAGTCCTTACCGGCCAGCATGGCATCGAGGTTGGGCGCGCTGGTGAGCACGTCCTTGGGTGCAGCTCTCTTCACGCCCAACAGGCTCGGGGCGCGGACGCCCTCAACTCGCGGCTCGCCGCTGTCGGTGTAGATAGGCGAGCCTTCATCGTCACCGCGCAGAGCGTCGTGCGTAGGCCCGAACGGGTCGAGTTCCTTGCGGCCAGACCCTAGCTGAGAGTCCTGGTGCTTCAGCAGCTCTTCCACTTCGCGGCGCATAGCCTGCGCTCGTACGCGGTCAGCCGGCGTAGCTTTGCCGTCCGCCATCTTCTCGTTGAGCACAGACAGGTCGCCTAGCAGCTCATTCACGCGCTGCTGCCGTACGGTGGGCGTACTGGAAACCTCAGAGTCGCCCAGGCGGTCGGGGATGACCTCACCCGTCTTCATGTTCTCACTGCCCTTGCGGGAGTGCGTCAGGCGGCGGCTCAGTCCGCGTTCAACATCGCCCTCGAAGCCCGTCTCGTCATTCCCTTGAGTACGGTTGTCGTCAGCGGTCAGCTCACGGTTCTTGGTGAAGTCGCGTTCATCGGCGATCCGCCCGGCTTCTTTCAGGATCTTCTTGCGCTGGACGTTGTCTGCATCGCGGAAAGCCTTGCGCAGTACGGTCAGCCTCTCACTGTCACTGTCGTAGGTCTTGTCCTCCTTGGTGCGCACGTCGTACTTGCGAGCGTCGCCGAACGTGATGTCTTTGCCGCCCAGGCGACCGATGACGGTGCTGTCAGGCACAGGGAAGCTGTAGCCCAGGTGTTCCTGCGCTGCCGCCACACCCTCAATGAACATGCGGCCCATGCGCAGTACGCGGCTCTTCTCGTCGTTGCCGACGTACTCGTCCTTGAAGCGAGCCTGCATGAAGCGCTGCACACGCATGCCGTCGAGGATCGGGCCGCCTTCGCCGGTATTCAGACGGCTTTTGCTCTTGCCGTACTGGTGAGTGTCGAGCCGCATCTTGTCCAGCTCGTCGGGCGAGATGCTTTGCGGGCTATCGCTCACTTCGACCGACAGCACGACGTGCTCTTGCAGCGCATCCTCCGCCATGGCGGCAACGTCGACATTGTTCAGCCCCTTGATCCGCACGGCGTCGTACACGTCGCGTTCGAACGCCGACTCGAACTTCATCTTGTCAGTTGGCGGGAGCTGGAGATGCCCAGTGGCTTCATCGTTGATGCCGAGCCTCGTGCGCTTCAGCATGTCCTCGCCGCGTTTGATCAGCGACTCACGCGTGATCTGCACGATGGGGTGATCAGCGCCAAGCTCGTCCACGCTCAGTTCGCGTGCGTCGGCCTTGCCTCCCTCCTTGAGCTTGGCCTTGCGCTGCTCAACGGCGGGTTGATGGAACTTGCTCGGTGACCCGTAGCCGGCGCGCTCGTACATCAGCCCGCCTTTGGCTGTGTGGAGCTGCAGCTTCTGTCCTGACAGCTCGATCTCCTTGTCCTGGCCGTGCCCGCCTTGCGTGCCGATGACGTTGCCGTCTTCGTCCAACTTCAGCCGTGCGCGCTCGATCTGGTTCTCTCGCTCCGGCAGGTCCGCCTCGATCAGCCCCATCACCGCCTCGGGGTTCTCGTAGCGCACGGCCAGCGCCTCGCGTGTCTTGCGGTCGCGGTAGGCGAACTCAGGATCGTCGGGCTTCTTGCGGCCCTCCGTCGCCCACGCCCGCAGCGTCTGAGCCTCCAGGCCCAACTCAGCGTCGTCGACGATCTTCTGGAACTGCGGCTTGAGCTGCGCGCGGAGCCCACTGACGACGCCGGTATGGCCCTTCGCCGCCTCGTCGAAGGCGCCCAGCCCTTCGAAAAATTTTGCAGACTTCGCCTTGTCGCCCACGGCGCGGTAGCCCGCCTCGATCATGTCCGTGGTCTTGGGGCCCAGGATGTCGATCATCTCAGCGACGGTGTCGCTGTCCAGGCGGTCGCCAGCGGTCAGGGTCTTGAGCATCTTGCGGACGGCGCGGCCGGCGTCGAGCAGGTCTTCCTGCCCGGCGTTCGTGAACAGCTCGGGGCGCGATTCCTGCAGGAGCGAGGTGATCTCGCCGAGCACTGCCGCATCCGCCGCGCTGTAGTCCTCGGACTTCTTAACGCGGCTCAGGATCGCGCCTGCGGCATCGGCGGGGTCCATAGCGTTCAGGTCCGCTGCCTTGAGGCCCCCGGCCTTGGTCTTCAGCTCGTCCGCGCGCTCCTCGACCTTGTTGGCGAACGCCTTGAGCCGGTCGCGCAGCCCTTGCGCCCCGTCCCTGGCCCGCTTCAGGCCGGCCACGGCCGCCTGCTTGAGGTGGTTCCCGGGGTCTGCCACCCACTCGTCCAGCACCGCCTTGTTCTCAGGGCTGAGGTTCTTGGTGGTCAGCTCGTCGTAGTAGCTCCTGACCGCCTTGGCGCGCTCGCCGTCGTCGCCGGCCAGCATGTCCTTGAGCTTGTCGCCCGTGGCGCCGGCGAACGCCTGCGCGTCGCCGATGATGTCCTCGCTGTCGGCGATCTTCCGCAGGGTGTCCTTGGCCTTGGTCGTGCCCTCGCTCCAGCGGGTGCCCAGGTCGTCGAAGAAGCCGTAGCCCTTCAGCTTCTCTTGAGCGGTGCCCGCCGCCTCTTTGGCACCCTTCAGCTTGTCCTTGGCGCTGCCCAGGAGCCCCGTGGCGGCGTCCTTCGCCCCCTGGAGGCCCTTGGACACGTCCCCGGCCCGCGAATGGGCGTACTCGCCCGCCACGCCCAGGCCGCCCATGGCCGTGCCGCCCACGACGCCGGCCGCCGTGTTGTCGACGATCTGGCCCCAGTCCAGGTCCTGGCCGAGCCCGGCCTGCTTCAGCGCCTCCGCGCCGCCCTCGCTGCCGCCCTCCAGGCCGGCGCTGGTGGCCAGCGAGCCCCCGGCCTGCCGGAGAGTCATGGGGCCGGCGCGCAGCGCCTGCCCCGCCAGCTTGGCGCCCACCAGACCCGGCACGATGGACTGGCCGGCCGCGGAGAGCGTGCCCAGGCCCAGGGCCTTGCCCGTGTCGACCGGCTGGCCCAGCGCCCGCATGCGGCTCACCACGTCGCCCGTCTCGGGCAGGGCGTAGGCAGCCGTGCCGGCCGCCAGCGCGCCGCCCAGGCCGCCCAGGCCGACCACTGGCGCGGCCAGACCCGCACCGATGCCCAGCGCGGCGCTCGGAACGACGTTGCCCGCCACGCCGGCGCCCCAGTCGACCAGATCGCGCCCGAAGCCCTGCCCGCCCGGCGCACCGATGTCGCGGATCGACGTGACGCGCGGGGCTGCAGCCGCAGCCTGCTGGCTCAGGTCGTCGGCTGTGGCATAGGCCCGTTGACTGAACTCGGGCGCACCCAGGCTGTCAGCAATGGCGCCCGCCGCGCTGCTGAAGCCAGCACCCAGGCCCAGGGCGCCGGAGCGCATGCCCTTGGAGAATTCGCCGGGCTGCGGGGGCGGCGGGTGGTCCTTGAACCAGTCGACCTTGTCGAAGATGCTCACTTCTTCTCTTCCTTCTGGATAAGCCCAGCGAAGCGGTTGGACGGCTTGCCGAAATACTGCAGGCCGAATAGCGAGCCTTCCTTCTCGACGTACCGTGCGGGGATGATTTCCTGCTCCTTGTTCGGCCCGAGGCGATTAGTCACGTAGTCGCCGTTGGGCAGTTTCTTCAGGCTCATGATCGGCTCGTTGGATGCGATTGCTGCGGTGCCCCAAGGCGTGATGCCGTTGGTAGCCGTGCCACTGGCGATGTCAGCGAGCTGCATGCCCATGATCAACCGGCTCTTATCAGTATCGTCCAGGTCAGCCATCGTCTTGCCCATGCGTCCCACAAGGGTCTGCGCGGCTACTGCGTAGCGTGCGGCGGTTCGTTGATCAGGCACTTGTTTGCCGTCTTCATTCACGGGCGGCAACCAGTTGGCAATCTGATCAGTCAGATTCTTGGTTGCTTGCTGCTGCTGAGTGAACTTGGCATCACTGCGTCCGGCGTCGTAAGTTGCCTGCCAGTTGTCCTGTTCGCGCTGCGACCTCATTCCTGCGAGGCGATTGGCTGCCTGCTTGGCGCTGAATTCCAGGTCCTGCCCGCGACGGTCAGTGATGTCCCGCATCAGGGCCTGCGATCCAACGAGGTCCTGTCCGCGACGGATGGTGGCGTTCTGCATCTCAGCTTCGCGGATACGCCCTGCTGCTTCTTGAGCAGAGATGTCTCCGCGCTGCTGTCGTGCGGCAATGTCCTCAGCCATCTTGACCACGGGCAGCTTCGTCACTCCGCGCTCGTATTCCTGCCGCAAGCGGTTCACGTCGCGATTGCGGCTCACTTCGTTGGCGTACGCGAGCGTGCCCTGGTTTGCGGCAGCGGCTGCTGCGACCTCGGCGTCGTACTGGCTGAGAGCGGGATTACGCTGCGCCTGCTCGCCCATTCCCGTTCCCAGTACCGACACGCCAAAGCCGTTGCTCTTGCGCACGGAGCCATCAGGGTTGACGATGTCCGCACCGAACTTCACGTCCGTACCGCTGTAGCTGTTGCCGTCACGAACGATGTCGCCGGGCTTAGGTCCGCTGCGGATGGTCATGGGCTGCCTGCGGCCTTCGTTGCCGTAGTTTTCGTCGATAGTGGGCTGGGTTTGGAGCTGGGCCGGAGCAGTGCCAGGAACTACTGAAGGGGGCACTACAAACCCTCGGCCGCCAAGAACTTCCTCACGCGATCCGGAGTTGTCGATCAGTTGATCCCCGAACTGATTGCGCAGCATTGTGTTGTAGGCGCGAGAAACGGGTTCTTTGCCGGGCACGAGATAGTCGAGTGTCTTGGCCGCGGTGCTGCCGAGATCCATGCCCGTTTCCAGCATGCCTTTGCTCAGACTCCGGCCTGCTCCGGAGTAGTTGCCCTCTCGCAAAGCGCGAAAAGTTCCAGCCGCGGACGAGTCGACCTCAGGATCATTGATCTTGTAGTCGTTGAAGTTCGAGATCGTATCGACGCCCGCTGCTGCAGGGGCGATCTTGCCCAGCACGCGAAGAGTCTTCCCGGCTACTTTTCCAGCTCGTTCCAATGCACCGGGCTTCGGCATTTCCACGTCGAATGCTTGACGCGGACCTGTAGATTCGGGGATGGTCCAATTCGGCTGATATGGACGAGTAGCTACTGCCGTTGAGGGCCCAGGAGGTGGCGTCGGCTGTCCATACCTCCAATTCGGTTCATACGGACGAGTGGCTACTGCAGTGCGCATCCCTTGCGGTGCGGCAGCTTTCTTCGCCGCACGCATCTCGTCCAGCGCGGCCTGTTGTTCAGGGGTACGGGCCATGTCAGTTCTCCGTCAGGTGTAGGTCGGAGCAGCGCGGGTATCGGAAGTGTCGCCGCTGTAGTTGAAGTTAGTGTTGGTACTGTCGCGCCCATCGATGCTGGCGTTCGCCTGGATCGTACCGTAGGCCGAAGCAGCCAGTTGCGAGTTCACCTGTGCCGCGACCTTCGAAGCATCGGCGACCAGCGCCTGTAGCGCGAAGTAGTTGGAGCTGATGAGCTGTGCTTGCTGTGCGGCTACGACCTTGTTTGCTTCGTACAGCTTGATTTCAGCCTCATACCGTGCGAGCTGCAGTTGGTTGTTCGAAGTTACAGCCGCCAACTCAGTCTTGGCGTGATCACTCTTCAGCCCCTCAATGCTGACTTGCGTACGAGTCTGCTCCGTCGCTGCAGCGACTTTTGCCGCATACGCCTGCACCTTGGCAGTGAACGCGCGGACCTCAGCCTCGTAGGCTTCTGCCCGTGTCTTCGACGAGTCGCTCAACGTCCGCATGCGCGTCGCATACGTTTCCACGCTTGTCTTATATGTGTCAGCACGGATCTGATTAGTCTGCGTGAGTGCCTTGAACGCCTCCACTCGCGCGGACTCAGCATTGATGCCGGCGGTGTAAGCCCGTACACGCTCTCCAAACATCTGTAGCCTGACGTTGTCCAAATCGAGTAATGTCTTGGCAGCGCCCAACCTCTCGCGGTACAGAGCAATTTCGGTATTTCGCAGATCGATCTGCAGTTTCTGCTGATCAACCAGCGCCCGGTTGATCTCTACCTTCGCACGTTCTCCGCCAACTTCAGCCGAGTAAGCATCAACTTTGGCGCGTTCTGCGTCGATCAATGCTCGGTACACAGTCACGGCGGCACTGAATTTTTCCAGGTTCGCGCGATACTCCGCAACCAGTGAGTTGTAGATCTGAACAGCATTTTCCGCTAGGTACTTAGCAGCGTCGAATGCACGGCCCATCATTGCGTTGGTATAGTCGATCAGCCGGGATTCAAGCTGAACGCCTTGTTCAATGGCATGCCTAACATTGGCCTGCTCCAGTTCTGCTTGCTTGATCGCAATGTCTGTCGACAATTCGGCATACTTCCCGAGCGCTGTTTTCTGCGCTTCGCGGAGCTGCGCGGCCATGGCTCCGGACGGCAACGAAAAACCGCTCGTTTCCGCGTTGCGCATAACCTCAGCGACATTGGCAGCGGACACCGCCGCTTCGCGACTCCGCGCCCTTGCCCAGATCTGCGCCTCGACTTCGGGGCGAATACCCGTACCCCCAGCTTCCAGCCTGCGGGTCAACTCGCTCCGTATTGCCCCCATGAACGATGAGCTATAGGCCTGCTCGGCCGGCGCAGCAAACGGGGCTGGGCTCGTCAGGGCCAGATCTGACGGCAATGTGCTCACTTCCGCAGCAAGTTCTGGGTAAGTTTCCACGCCCTCAAACGGCCTGATGGCGACACTGAGCAAAACTGGACTTTCAGGCGGCTCCCAATCACCCGGGTCTGCTGGCAGTGTAAGGTCGGCGATGGCCGGTGGTTCTGGCACATCTCCAGTGTCGTTCGCTGTGAATAGATAAGTGGGCAGCGCAGGTTCACTCGGCGCGGACTCAAGAGCGAAGACAACGTCGGGCGCATCAGGAGCATCACCAGTATTGTCGGCCGGGAACTGAGTGGCGGGGTAGTTCAGCGCTGAGACAGGGGGCGTAAATACGAGCGGTGCTGCCGGCCAGCTCATGTCGAAATTGAACCGCGGCGCGTCCAGATTGCCGACTGTCGTGTTCAGTGCAGCTACGAACGCCTGCGCTTGCGCCGCCGCGTTGGCGGCGTATGCCCCCGCTGTAGTGAACTGTGCCTCTACCTGTGTATACGCCATTACAGCCTCCGCTGCTTAGAGATCATGCGCTCATCTTCCATTGCGTTAATGACGACGGGAAGAGAACTGGTTAAGGTCAGAACCATAGTTAACCAATTATCGCGCGTTCCGCGGCCAAGTTCAAAACGGCCCACGTCATTATGCACCATGTTCATCTGGTACTCATAGGACGTGCCTCGGCTGTCTGACACCCTCATCTTGCCCTGTGTAGGGCGGTTCAGGTTCGTCGCATGCAGGTAGAGGTACCGCGGATGCTGTTTCGAGTTGCTCTCGTTCCAGCTCCAGGCCAGCGCGGCCGCCACTGTCTCAGTTCCAGTTTGAGCGTAGACCCCAGTACTGTCAGTTTCGAACTCTCCGTTGAGGCCGGTGACCGATGCGTCGAACTCAGTAACCGCCAGAGTTGCAAGGCTGAACACGGTCGTAGTCATAGCAAATAAGTCTCCGGGTCGTTGTATATGAACGGAGAAGTTCCGCGGCGTTCATAGATCATCGCTGTCTTTCCGTCCGTCAGCGGGCTTGTCTCGCCGAGTTCACGCCATTCATCGAGCACAGGCTGTAGCGGGATAGCTCCGAATTTATTGCCGATGTAGGAAAAAACGGCGTGCCTCCACGTGCCGGCTACTGGGTTCTCGTTTATGCGAATGATGGCGCTCACAATATACCCTTTTGTGCGTGGGTCTACATACATCACACATTGGATCGGCTCGATCGCACCTTTTGGAGAGACCGTGCCGGCTGCCGGTGAAGGGGCCGGCATGCCGATAGAAGTTTCAAGAATAGGCGGATAAGACAGCGTAATTGGATTCGGAGAAAATTCATAGATAATATCCCCCTCCGATTTTCTCCCGTACACGCTTTCAGGAAATGCCGTAGCAAATTCTGCGGGCGTGCCGACTACGGTAAACGGTACTCCGCTGTATGAATAATTTATTTGTTGGTAATCATTGGCCGGGTAGCTGCCTCCTGGTACTGCCATTGCTGGATACTTACCAAGGTAATACGCCGGATAGGTGTATCCGTACACTATGCGGGTGTACGGATCTGTCGCGTTTATGTAATCTGTTCCGTATATTTTGCTTTGTGGGGGTACCATTGTGCGGTGGCCGACTACGTTCGGCGTTACCCCACTAGTCGCAGGTACGCCAATATACTCTTGGGCCCAAGCCGGTCTGGATGACGGCAGCAGCGCAAAAACGTCAGCGACCGTTATTTTCGCGTCGTTAGTAGGGTCGATTATTCTTATCACCGCGGTTTCTGGATCTTTATCTATGCTAGTCCAGTCCAGAACTGATCCGCCGGCTGCAGGGAACGACGGTATGAACACCATGTTTTTCATATCATCGTGATACAAGTTCGTCGACAGTGACGTACTCAAGCAGCGCGCCGTTACACTGAACTCAAACCTGACTGCCATCGTCGCTGTTATTGTGTCCGTTGCCCAGTATGAAAATCTGGATGTTGGATCTGGAACGAATTCAAATACCGGATCGAACACTGTCGGCGTGATGGTTTCTGAAAAATCTGGAATGAACGGCTCATTCCAAACATCGACTAATTTGTTACGGTAGTCTGTAGAACTGCTGTACGCATGAGAAATTGTTTGTCCTGTATAACCGTTTGCCCAGGTGTACGTAGCAGAGAATCCTTGCTCGTATAACGCCTCGTACTGGACATTTTGTTTGGAGTAATCCCCAACTCCTACGTTAACCAACAATGTTTCATAGCTGTATTGCGCTTTCCACCCAACGCCGGGTGTATTCGTGACCTCTGATGAGAACGCCCATGAAGCGCTTGATGGCGGATGCGTGGGGAAGTAGCCGCCGAGGAACATGTCCGTCCGTTTTGCCGGGGTACCCCCGACAAATGTACCGCCTTGAGTAGAACTCGTCTGCCCCGGGATAATATGAGTCCACCAATCGCCGTACTCTGGTTCGGTATTCGTGTAATCGGGAGGAGGGTTTGAGTACTTCGCCCCCGATACGAATGTCTTTGTTTCGATTATCGAAGAAGAAGGGGTCGATACGGTTCTGTACACAGTGGATATATCCGACGTGGCCGGTACATACCCATTCCCCATCAGTGTCAAGCTTCCAGACAGCACCGGCCGTTGTCCTGGTTGCGGTGTGATGTGCACTGTGAAGCCGCTGGTGACGCCAGCGCCATTTGACCCGCTGCAGACAATCGAGACAGCGCCGTTCGGCGCTATGGATTCGGTAAAAGCATTACCAAAAACATTAGTTTGGACGATCGAAGTCTGAGGCAGCGACTCACTAGCAAGAAGCCGCCATGTCGCTGGTTCGTTATACGTATCTATGCCGTACAAACCAAATGTGGATGTCGGAAATGCACTGGTCAGGACGACAAAGAACACAAAGCCCTGTACTGCCCAAAGATTAGCGAAGTTTTGATATTTAAGGCCATATGAGCGCAGTTTCATATAGCTCATTATTGCCGCACTGTTCCCACCGATTTGAAGCATCGGCGCTACTGGAATTTTTTCCGCCAAACGGTTACCAAAGTAAAACACCCCCGTCGTCAGATCACACGATAAGAGGTAAGTATCCGGCGTATCCCGGCACTCTACGAAACGACCCGCATTTTTTGCGGCAGCTCGCCAGATCTTAACTGTGCCGTCTTTAATCGGGGTACTACCTAGCGGTCTATCTTCTGCGATATCCACAACAAGCCAGGACGTTTCAAATCCCCCCGGTGTGCCGGGTAGGGCAGGGCGGCCGGGCTTTGTTGTCGTCGAGCCGGAAGTTTTGATTTCTTCGTATGGCAATAACGCCGCGAGTGCAGCAGTTTGTTGAGTGGTCGTGCAAACGTCTGTTAGAAACGGAGATTCATCCGGCAAATACTTTGGCCGTAGCCAGATCCCTTTGCGAAAAACGTCTACGCCGTAATCTTCTGGTTCCAGATGAATCTCAACGCGTGTAATGCCATATGCATGAAACAACTTTACTCGACCGCCGCCATGAAATTCGAAGGTTCTTTGATGCGTAGGAGCTATGCTCGTCCGCACGTTGCGCAAGAAAGCAAACAGCGCAGCAGTAGCCGGGCCGCGAATCCTGGTGTAGTCGCCGCCGCCGAAAAAACGTACTTGCAGCGGAATCTTGCCGCCAAGCGGGGCGCCGTCAGCGTCGAGAAAATAAGAGTCGTTCATGCAGCGGTCGGAGCACCGAAGGATGTGCTGGAAGATCCTGACGCTTCAAGTACCCTGTGATACCAAGCTGCGAGGTAGAGCAGATGCCCATTACACCGCCTTGTCGTGGCGTAAACTTCCTCTACGTCGCGCTTATACACCTGGGATGTGAGAGGCGTCACCGCACCGTTAGCGAGCATGCAAATAGTGCCGCCGACAATGCACAGCCCAATGCGAAGTAAGCCTTTCGGCCGGACATCGTCTTGCACTTCCGAAGCGGCGACATCCACTAACGAGCCGAGAGTGACCGGATCAGGCAGAAGTAACCGGCTCACGAGGGCGCCAAACGTGTCCCCTGCCAGGAAGTACAGCCCTTGCGTCGTACCTACGAAAATGCCACCGTCAGTGCCGTAGACCAACGTAATTGTGGCCGGCATCTGCACAAAATCCCTCGTCACGTCGCACAATTCAGGCTGCAGCGGCTTCGTCGCCCAGAGGACAGAGCCATCTGCAAGCAAGACGCGTGAGCGCCACAAGACGAGCTGCGTACCGACAGGAGGAGCTTCGAGCCCGGATCCGATGTACTGCGGCCCGACTTGATCAGAACCCCACAAGAAAGTATCTGTGGCCGTCGAACCGGCGTAAAACGCCTCCCCGCCGTCTGGGGCGAAGTAGACATTGATGGTGTGCCCGGCCAGTTCTGGCAGCCCGATAATCGCTGCTGACGGGTCAATCAATTCCGTGCCGTAGGTCGGTGGGCCCTCAAGCCCATCACTCGACCGGACGTAAGCGATGTGGTAACGGACATTGCCCGATACACCGAACCCGGCGTCTACTGGGCGCTGAATGCCCCACGACATAGCTACGTCGTCTGGCGAGACCAGCCCTTGAATAAGCCCGTTCGAAAATGCTAAGCGCCCATCGGCGAGTTCGACGTACCAAACGCGGGTGTATCCAAGAGACGGATAAAGGGTGCGCTGAACAACACCGTCCTCAGACATCAGCACCAAGTCAGAGTCGAGTAGGACAACAAGCTGTCCGTTCCATCGGAACGGGGAAGTGGCTACGCCGGCAGCAATCAGGCTCCGTGCGGGCCGCATCATCAATTTGTTGCCAGTTCCAATGAAGACATTGGTGGCTGCGATAAATTCGCCCGGTTTATGCGCCCTTACGTCAGCAACGTTGTTGATGCCCCGAAACGCGTCAGTTTTCATGGTGTCGGCAAGAACCGTTCAGTCCGGCCCAATCCCCAAGTTTGCCGGAAACGCGCGCCCCTGGTACTACGTTGCGCAAACCCGGCGCCAATTGACGGCACTACTGTGGTTGAAAATCCTGTCGCCGTACCGATGAACCTAGCATGGGACACCGGTGTTGCGAAGGCCGTACTCGAAAATCCTGTCGGGTATCCTGCTTTGCCGACTTGGGGCCGACCGAAAACGATATCGCTTTTCCATCCGATCGCGACCCCACCAGTGCTGGAAGCTGGAGATCCGAACGTCGTGGATGACAGTCCTGTTGCGGCCTGCCTGAGCGTAAGACCGGGCAATCCGATGAGCGTAGAGCTGAACCCCGCTGCCGTACGGTTGTTCGCTGTTGCGGCAGTGTGTGCCCCGAATATAGTCGCTGATGCCAGCCCAGATACCTGCCCGGCCGGCCGGCCTGATGTTCCGCGAGATGAAAACGAAAGTCCGAAAGCCGCTGTCGGTGCGAGCGAGGACGCAGCGCGTGAAGTATTGCGTGTAAAGGTAGGAGTGCCGAGCGCTGTTGTAGATGCTATTCCGGCCGCATCGCCGTACGCAATAGCATAAGACCCAGTGGGGCCAAAAACGGTCGAACTCGGGTTTGGGTACTGTGCGCCCAGTACCCCTACATCGTCGCTGAAGCTAACTGTCGACGCTATTCCGGTCACTTCTAGCGCCGGAAGATAGTACGGCGTGATGACGAGGTCGCCGGCCGTCTCTGTGATAGTGGCCGCCGTTACTGTGGGCGCAGTAAATGACCTGGGCGTGAACGCGACACTACTGATCGTCGGAGAATGCGAAACTATTTCACAGGTCTGCGTGGCTCTTGTGTAGGGGCCGTATGTCCCGTCGTCCGACGCACCGGCATCATCGGTCTTGATGACCGCTGTGAACGTAGGAACGGGAGATCCACCATCGGGGGCGACATACCACGCCGTATCGCCGGCTTTGTCTGCAATCCTGGGCGAAGTGGTGTCAGACAACAAAAAGAACCGGTGTTTGCGAGCTGTAGCGACACCGATAGCTCCGTCGGACGGAACATAGTAGTGGTGCGAAGTACCGCCGTCCCCAGAAAGGAACCCAGGGATCAACAAACCGGAAGTAACCGCAATTGCTCGGCCATCCCACTGGAATCCGCCCCCTGCTGTGCGAATAAGCCTAGACCAGACTTGCGCACCAGAAGCGTCTAGTTTGGTGATCGGAAGGCTGTTCGGTGAGCCAAAGGTTCTCCCGACAACGTAGATGTTGTCAGCGGCGTCTACTGCCACTGTGCTTTCTGCGTTTGTATTGCCTGTCCATGACAATTCTGTAGTCCACACGACAGAACCATCTGCAGAACTACGCCTTTGAATCCAGCTCCGGCTGTTAGTAGGGTCCCTAGCGTTCATAAACACCAGATCACCGCCTGACAACTGTCCCATCGGCCCTGGCCCGGACTGATTGCCTAGAGTCCCTCTAGTCTCAACAGACCACAGCACTGATCCGTCACTTGCCGATAGCTTTGTTAAAGCGTAATTATTAAACGAGATGGTGTCGGCCCCACCAAGGTACACGTTGGCCGCACTGTCCATCCAGCGCGCACGCCCGCCGAACGAGCTATAAGCAATTACGTGCGATAGCGTTTTTTGCCACTGTTGTACACCGCTTGCGTTGTACAGCGCAACGCCTGTCCTGCCGTCCGTATAGCTGAGGAGGATCGCAACACTATCCCCGTTGCTTACGAACCCCCTAGATGCGGCGGAATCTCCGCCACTAAGGGCGAGCTTCTTATTCCACAGTACACCCCCGTTAGCGTCGGCTCGCGCAAGCAGAGCATTCCCGGTGGTCGGGGATGGGTTGCCGCCGATGTAGAACCCGTTGGCAGGGGCTGAGGCAATCCAGTAGTTCTGCCATGCGGCGCTTGCTGTCCTGGATGCTTTGAGGACTTTTGTGACCACCGTGAACCTCTAAACGAAGATTACAGCGCGAAGATCTTGTTCGCCCCGCTATCCCAGATGATTGTGATGTCGCCGCCGTTCGTCGCCAGCGGGAATCCGACGATAGTGTCGATATATGCCAGCAGTGCGCTCGTACTCGCGAGCCCAGTGTCCTTGTAGATCACGACGGCCTTAGCCGTCGAACCAGCGGTGACCGCGGTGTACGTGATATCCGCGGCGTCAAACACACCGAGCGTGATCGTCTTGGTGCCCAGCGTTTGTGCCGTGTTCAGCACGTTGGCACTGATGTCTGACAAGAACTCGTTCGTGCTCAAATTCGGGGTGTATGCCGAACTCATGAGCGCGGCTTTGATCGTGTCCGAAGAGAGATTGATAGCCGCGGTCAGCAGCTTTTCCTTGCCTTTACCGTAGAGGGCGTTTGCCATGATGTTCTCCAGAAGTTAACGAGAGGTGCGCCGCCCGTATGAGGTCAATACTGCGGCGCTGAAGGGGGTTGGGTCCGAGAGGAGGACTCGTACAGCAGCGACACCCCCTCCTGGTCTATGCTGCGTGTTCAGATTTCCTTCACAAGAACGGTGAAGTCTACTTCCTTGACAAGCCCTGCGGTCGTCGTGAGCTTGACGGTGATCTTGTATTTCGTGCCGGCGGTTCCGCCTTCCATGACGACCTTCACAACGAGGCCGTTCCGAGCACTAACGATACTGCAGCCGGGGTCCGCCACCGCTGTGAACGACGCCGGGGAGTCAGTGCGGTTGCTGAACCAATCCGTGAAGTCAACGTCATAGTCGAGTATTTCCGCGGGCTGTTTTTGAAACTTCCCGAGGATTGCGACAGGTGAGCCGATAGTAGTCATGTGTTACCTTCTAGACCGTATTATCTTCCGCTGCGACCACTACGAGGTTATCGTCAGGCACGACGAGCATGTAGCGCAGGTTGAGGGGCACTATGACTCGATTCTGTGAGGGCCCAGTGTTGAGATTGAACGCCTTGGCAATAGCTTCGCCGCCCGCAGTGCCCATCGCTGAGCCGACAGCCGCAATCGCGTTCGCGCTCACAGCTTCTGCTGTAGCGACGCCGCTGGCAAGACCTGCCGCCGCTGCCGTTCCGCTGGGGACTGCCGAACCCGTCGCTTCGCCGGCTGCTGAACCGATAGCCGCCGCCAGAGCTGCGCTAACCGCCGCTGCCGTTGCTGCGGCATCCGCCGCACCCGTAGCGATCCTGTACGTAATGGAGGTCGCTGCAGCGGTCGAAGTGCCTGCTGAAGCGCCCACGCTGGTCTGCACGGCTGCGCCTGTAGCAGCAGCTGCGGCGCTACCACTGGCCGCGGCCGTTGAGGCAGCAGTAGAGCGCCCGGTCGCAGTGGCCGCGGCGAGACCGGTGCTGGATCCTGTGCCGGCCGCAGCGGCTGCGCCTATAGCCTGAGCAGCGGCTGCGCCGGTAGCCGCGCCGATTGCTGTGTAAAGCGTGACACTAGTGGCTTGAGCAGTAGCTGCGCCGGTCGCTGAACCGACACCGGTGACAACGGCGACGCTGTCAGAGGCCCCCGATACAGTGGCTGTGCCGGCCGCAGAGCCTACGCCCGCAGCAGTGGCCATGCCTGTGGCCTGAATTGTGGCTGTGCCTGTTGCAGAACCAGCGGTGGCCGTAGTAGAGCGCCCTGCGGCCTGAGCAGTGGCTGCGCCGGTCGCTTCTGCAACTGCAGTTGTGAGCCCGCTCGATGCCCCTGATACAACGGCCGTGCCAACTGCAGAGCCTGTGCTCGCTGCGGTGGCTGCGCTCGTGGCTTGAACTGTGGACGCACCCGTTGCGGAGGCAGAGGCGGCTGTAAGCCCGCCCGACGCCCCTGACACGGCTGCTGCGCCCGTCGATGACCCAATGCTGGCTGTCGTGGATGCGCCTGTGGCCTGAGCGGTGGCTGCACCTGCCGCAGAGGCGACGGCCGCCGTAAGGCCGTCCGAAGCTCCGGACACAACCGCCGTGCCGGCTGAGGCGGCGACCGCAGCAGAGGTGGCTGCACTTGTGGCCTGAGCCGTGGAGCTGCCGGCTGAGGCGGCGACCGCAGCAGAGGTGGCTGCACTTGTGGCCTGAGCCGTGGAGCTGCCGGC